TTTGATTTACTGAAATGGGAGGTGTAATTTTGATGTTTTAAAATCACCACATCTTGTCCGAACGATACGAACGCAAAAAATAATATTAAAACTAATGTAAAAAACTTTTTCATAATATACTAAATTCTTTTTCCTTTAGTATATAAATATTAAAGTTTTGAGTAATCCGTTCCCCAACTCGCTTTTACGGGAAATCCAAAACTTTGAAGAACGGACTTAATTTCCTTTGCCCTTTCAGTATCCCAACTTAAATTATACTCAAATAAAAATGAGTCGTAGGTATAAAGAATCGGCAACGGGTGATTTTGGACTTTCAATCTTTTAAGAACTTCCATATTAAATTCTGTTTCCATTGCTTGTAAAAGATAATTAAATACCTTTTGGGGATTTGACCCTTCAATCCAATTTAGAGGTATCTTCCTTCCCTTTGGAGTTAGGAGGTATCCTCTTTGTTGGGATTCGGTATAGACCCGTTGGATGAACTCATCAACCTTCTTAAAAAACGGAATCTCCTTATCTTCTTCACTCACACCCCCATAAAGAATTCGAAACGTTCTTCCTTTCGATTCATCATAAGGACACCCATATTGGTCTGCTAACCATTGGTGGACGGAAGTCGTAGGTAATTCGTATCCAATCATCTTACCAATAATCCGTACGTGGTATGCATCATAATCGAATTGTAAAAAGATTGTGTTTTCTCTTGGAATGAAGACTTCTCTTGATCCATCTTTTTTATTAAGTGCACCAAAGTTGATACCCCCATGTCGGTTTGAGGGACGTGAGGTAAGGGTATATGGGTTATATTCGGTCCAAATGATATCGTTACGCAAATGTTTGGAATTAGATGGCCATCTATCAAAAAATTTTTCGGTATCGACACGGAGGCCCATATTCTCGATATCTGAAAGAATGGGAATCATCGTCTCATCAACCCAACTTAGTGGTAAAAGTGAGTTTTTCTCAATATTACCATTATTTGAAAAAAGTGGTAAAAATGACCATCCGTTTGTAATAGTATTTAATACCTCAATCCACTTCATTATAGGGATTGATTTACCTAATTCATCACGTAATCCCAAACGAGTATAAAAGTTCGTAAGGGGTTCTAATTGCGTGTTTAAATCGATTAGATTATTATTGATGAAGAATGATTCCGATTGGATATCGCGAATGTTTTGTAAATTAAGTGGAGTTTGTAAAATACCTTTCTTATTCCATACCCACTTTGATTGTGTAGATTGAGATAAATCAATTTGAATATTTTCGCAATCATTGTGATTGAATGGTATGATATATTTACCATCTTCAAATCTCACATATAAAAAAGATAAATGAGTGTTCATTGGATGACAATCCAAATCAGACCAAATAGGTATAACCAATGAGGATTGAGTTTCCCATTGGTTCAAAAAATCATCTATCTCATTTTGAGATTCTACTATAATCATTTTACAAAGATACGGATTATTTTTATAATTTCCAAATTTATTTAAAAGTATATTTTACGAATGGAGTAGAATTGACCTTCGTTTGTAGAAAATCCAGCATTGAGTAAATATTTTTCTGCATTTTGTAGTGTTTCAAAAGTTAAAATACTCCATGCACCTACCTTAGTATCTCCAAGTGTTAATACGTTTTGGTAATTAGTCTGAATTAGATGATATTCCATATCAGCACTATGATTTATATAACTATCTAATTTAGTTTGTGTGGGAATATTCACAATATTCAAATCTCTATCTTTTTGCCACCATTGATTATGCATCAACCATTGATTCTTACTACACTCGTATATGCAATACCAACCTTTCATATTTTGTTATTATATTACCAACTATATTTTATATATTCGATTTCATATTCATCCCAAACTCTATAAACAGCTTCGATAAACGGGATTCCCCAATCCTCTCCTTTGATTTTCACCCAATCAATTTTCGATTCCATAGTTTCACCCAAATCATTGAATACAATGGTATCGTTATTAGGAACTGAATCAAAGTATTCTAACCAAAAGTGCCATAGGTCTTTATATTCACCGCCAACTAACTTATGGTAATCTCTAAAGTATTTTTCTTCAATACCCATCTCTTTACAGATTTCTTTTTCGATATCAAACCAATCAAAGTATTCTATTGTTTGTGTCCGCATACCTTAATCAACGTTAATCCAATTGTTATCATCTAAATCATTAGCAGATATCCACTTTTCTGCATCTACTTTAGTATCAAAGTATTTTATTACATCATCTCTCCATCCACTTGCGAATGAAAGATATATAGTAGGTTTGCGATATAATTCATTATCGATTACAATGTAATTCGTTGAATCTTCATCTATTTGATCCCACATTGAATCTTTTTTGGTTGCCCAATATCCAGTGGATTCAGACCATACAATGTTAGTAAATGGTATTACTACCTTAGTTGCTGGAAAGAACTTATAACCTTCCATCTTTTTTATATCAGATAATTTAAAAGATATTATCTGGTCTTTGTTGATTTTTTTCATAGTTTATGTTTTAATATTAAAGTCCTTGTTCTCTTCTCAACATAGTTTCATGATATTCTGCTTCTGAATATTCAACCACTTTTAGATAAGGGTCAAACTTTGTTTCGTAATAACCTCTAAGGTTAGCAATCGAAATCATCGTATCGATAAATGATTTACGAGCATATGTCATATCAGAACTACCAAACCCTTGGTCTTCCGGCCAATCTTGATAATCTTCTGCAACTTCCGCAAGTGCATCGAACACTGCTTCTGGATATGTAATAATCCTATCAACAAATTGTCCTTTAACGGGGAAAGCATTTTTAATAACACCATATCCTTCTATAAGAGAAGCGGTTTCTAAAACGGAAGTAAGACTAAATGGTAAGCTCATAATTTTATATTTTAAAGTTTTAATGTTTATCTCTCATTACAAAGCTAATATAGGTATTTTTTTCGAATTATCCAAATATTTTTGGATAATTTTTGACTATATTTACAACTTTTTTTATTCGTTTATAATTCTCCGATGATGCCTCTAATTTTGCCGTTGAAACCAATTCATCATATAAATAACCATCGAATAATCCGTAAATCATATTATTAAGTTGGAAACTTGTTTCCCAACGGATATCTTTTAGAATATCCATCAATTCACTTAACGTTTCACCACTCATATTAGAATGTCTATCAAACTTTGTATAACTCATATATTTTATATTTTAAGGGTTATTATTTAAGATACAATGTATTCGGATACTACCCATTCGTTGTAAATGTATTCATAATCATGTCCAGATAATTCTGAAAGTTTTTCAAAGCATCTTTCTCTTACAATACTATCATAAACACCGATGTAATCATACACAATACCACTACGAATTGCGGCCCACAATCCACCGAATGTTGCTTCTTTATTAATTTCAACACCTAACTCATCTGATGGGTAATTCTCTAAATAAAATTCTCTAATTTTCATATTTTTATATTTTAATTGTTTATCTCTTATTACAAAGCTAACATACGAAGAATATTTTACATTTCCAAATATTTTATCAATTATTTTTACTTTTTTTATCGCAAAAAATAACCCATTGAAAATCAATGGGTTATAAAGTATTCATTATCAATGGGCTATTCTCCCCAATGTTGTTTTCTCAATTCATACATATCAATTGGTTCTCTTTTCATATGACCACCTTGATTAAAGTATGCACCTTTTTTCAAATATCCACCTAAGAAATTTCTACGGAAACGATTTGAATCATTTGGTTCTGAACCGTGAACACAATGTGAGTGTAATAATACAACTTGTCCTTTTTGTAAATATCCTTCAATTTTACGGAAATCATGTCCTTCAGGCATTACACAAGGTTTACCTCTTTCGTTTCTCCAAAATTTAGGATTTGTTTGTGTTCTTTCTTCATCAACTTCGATTGGTAAAACCGGTAATCTGTGAGAACCTTCGTAGTTCCATACCGCACCATTTTCTTTGTCGTGATTATCTAATGCCAATGCAGTGTTGATAATTTCATTATGACCACAACCAGTATAGAATGCATTTTGGTGCATATCTCTACCTAATTGTCCCGGTGGTTTAAAATACGACCAAGTTTGTAATCCAACTACATCACCTTCCATTAAGAATTCACACGCCTCTAATACTTTAGGGTGTGCAAATAATTTTTCTAATTTTGGTGAAATTTTATGTGGATATGCAAACGGGTCCCACTCTCCCCACTCTTCACCACCTTCTTTAGTGGTTTTAGAACGTTCTACTCTCAACTTTTCTAATTCTGCGTTGATTTCATCACACTCTTCTTCAGTAAGTAATTGTAATACTGTCCAACCTCTATAACGCCAATCGAACGTCATTTGTTGAATTTCTTCTCTCGTAAGATGTTTAAAATTGCTCATATAACTTATTTTGTTTTATATAAATATATATTATTTATAAAATTGTAAAAGATTTGGTAAATATAATTTTAAATTTGGAATTCTATCATATACTAACTGAATTGCAATACGATTTGATTCCGAAACACTTTTTTCTTTAAGGTTACCATTCGAATCATATATAGTTTCTTTAGGGCCAGTTAATCTCCACCGTATTGAAACTGCAGTATATAAATCGTTTGATATTGATTTTGAAAACTGATTCGAATTTACTTCAAATATAGGTGAAGTTTTATCATTTGTTCGTTGTATAAAATATCTTGTTATCCAGCCACGTTTATATTCTTCCTCGGTTGGGGTAGGAATATGTGTTTCAATATTTGTTCTCAATCTAAATAATTTATTTTGAGTTAATTTTTTATATGAATCTAAAATACTCATTATCCTCCTATATTTCTCATTTTACCAGTTACCGATGTTTGCCATAAATTATTTGATAATTCATGTGATACTTCTACTACTTGAAATATAGTAGTTGTATATTTCTTTGGTAAATCTATAATTCTAAACATATCACCGGTTTTTATACCTGATATACCAAATGTTGTAAATTTAAATTCAATTGGTAATAATAAATTATTAGCATCTCCTGCACCTCTACTATTTAAATCTATTTTTCTAAATAAATCCACATCATTCCATGCTGCAACAAACGCAATTTCTTCAATGTTTGCATCAGAATTATTAAATACATTAGCCCAAGCACCTTCTGCGGCATCATGATCTGCTACTCTATCTTTTATATTAGGAACGACAACTGCTTTAGACATGAACAATTCATAATTAGCTTTTCTAGCTTCATCTTCATCAACAACTTTATCTCCATTGATATCATCTGGATCTACATATGGTGCTTCTATCTCTTTTTCTTTGAAACTATCCAATATTTTAATTACAGGATCTTGTTTTTTTGCAAATAATGTTTTGAATTGTATAGGTTGGTTTCCTTCAGATGCAGTATCTAAGTTATTAGAATTACGTTTTCCAACTATCATATTTTTCATTGCTCCTGGCATATCCATTGATAATTCAGAAGTTAAAAATGGACTATCTACTCCAGATGCTCTAAATTTAACACATTTTTCAAATGCAGTAGAATCTGTTCCACATAAATTCATATCAACAATTTGTAAATGATATGCACCATTTTTATCTGGGTTTGGTAATTGAGTTATTTCAAAATGCCAAATTGAGTTTACTGCGGTAGATATACCATTTAATAATTCATAGTAAATATCTTTTGTGACATAATTTGCTCTACCCAATACATCAATGAAAAATTCAAAATTTATATATACATCTTTTAAATATCCCCACTTTCGTGCACCAATATTATATGGAACGGAATCATTTGGCCATTTGTAATTACTTGAATTTAAATCAATTGGCTGTGGGAACTGATGTGTGTTTCCTTCAAATTTTTGACTAGCATCTATGGTTTTAACATACCCACTCGGTCTTACTATATTAAAATCACTTTTAGTTTCAGATTTAAGTGCATCCATTAAACCAAAATCAGGTAATTTGGGATTAGGGATAAATAATTTACTACCATCAGTAGAAAATATAAGTGGAAATGCTCTACATATTGTGTTTTTATAATCAATAATATAACTAAAAGTTGATAAACCGGAGCAATTAGAAGCTTCTTTAGATTCTAAATTTACTTCATAACTATTTAAAATTTCAAATGCTAATGCCAATCGAATATATGAATGTGCAGAAATTAATGGAGCACCCTCTGGTATCTGAGCATCTCCCGATTCAGATTCAACTTTAGTATTTGTTAAATCTTCCATCATTTTTTTTCTAATCTCATCATCCATATTAATGAAATTACCAATATCACTCCATGAAATACCATCATCATCAACTCCTGCAGATAATGCTTTTACTTTATTTGTTTGCTTTGCCTGCGGTAATCGATTATACATTTGCATAAATAATGCCTTACCATTTCTAGAACCACTATCTCTTTCTGCTACCGTTTGAATATCTGCTACATCATATTTTTTACCACCATTAGGTATTGGTTTGGATGAATCACCACCACCCCTATGTTGTTGTAAATACGCAGGTATTTCACCAATAGTAGTTAATTCACAATCAACAATAAAAGTTTCACTATCACCCGATTTTAATCCACCACCTGTAATATAACCCATAAATCCATCGTATGTATAGTTTGATTTTTTTTGCTTTTTCTTTACATGTTCATATGAATTAAATTTTGCGATTTCACATGGAGATAACTTTATCTTTTCTTGTAAAGATGCTTGTGTATTATATCCGTATTCTACTAAACAAGTATATGCCGGTTCTAAAAAATATTCACATATTTTTTCTGCCTGGGGTAATGTAAAACATTTTATTGAAAAATTACATTTTCTAGTTAAACCACCTGCACCGAACGTTACTGATACCGATTCAATTATCGGTGATGGTCGAAATCCTCTATCTTCACCATCTGCAAACACAGCTTCTCCTGCAAACGTATTTCCTACTCTACCGGATTTCGTTGTATTACCATATGTATTTTCAAATGACATATCGTTCGATAAACTTTCCAATACTAAGCCAGATGATGCAGAAATTCTTAACCAAGAAACTAATTTGGATACTGACTCATTTTTACCCGCACGAGATTTCATCTTTGCAGACAAAGTAGGGTCTAAATTGGAAAGCATTGGAAATAACATATTTTTGTATTTTATCTGAAGTTATTAATAATTTCTAAGTAGTTTTCTGGTATTCTTAATATAGTTCCATCTGCAAACGCAAATGGAGAATCATGTAGATTGTTAGCAGTTGCTATAATCCACCAAAGTGATGCATCTTCATAATATTGATATGCAAGAGTATCTAATCTATCACCCGTTTGAGTGACGATATATAAATCCGAATCTTGTAATGGTATATTTGGATATATTCTACTACGATATACCTCTCTACCATCTTTTAATTTTTGAATTTCATTATTTTCGTATCTACTTGACATAATTTAAATATTATTTTTATTAAAATGGTAATGCGGTTTGTAATTTACCAGTTGAACTACCTTCATTTGGATTCGAAGCAAATGGATTAACTCCTTTATTATATCGTGGAATCCATATATCAATATTTGATGAATCATATCCATTTGCAGTTTGTTCTGCTACCATCCTAGAAACAACATCATGATATGTAGTTTCATAATAATAAACACCATCTCGTATTTTTTTAATTGAATCTACATTCACATCAATTTGACTAAATCCATAGTGAAATACTTCCGGTATTCCTTTACTTTTTAGTTTTTCCAAATTTTTTGCTTGTATTTCATCTAATTTAGTTACCGGTTGTGTTGGTGCTACCGTTGGACTCTCTGATGCTGCTGGTGTTGGTGTTGGTGTGTTTGTTTTTAAATCAGTTTGTGGTTTATTTATACCACCTTCCTTTGGTGCTTCAGTTTGTTCAATACCTTTTGCATTTAATTTTGGTAATGGTTTAGTATTTTCATCTGTTGATATTGAATCTGTTTGGAACGCACCACCTTGTTTAGATCTTCTATCATTTATAAGTTTTATTTGATCTTTAGAACGTTCTATACTATATTTAGTAGCAGATGAATCTGCGGTTTCAATAAATTTAATACCAATATTAATTTCAACTATCTTTGGTAATAACGCACCATCTGCTACGGTTTCCCATGTAGAATTATCTGGAATATTGTATGTCAATGATTCAATAAATCCGATTTTTGCATCATACATATCACCTAATCTAAAATCAATTATAGGCGGTGTAACGAATCGTTGTTTAGTTTTTAATGAATTAATTGATGGATATGCGATATCTGTTAAGAATTCAATTTTAGTCCACATTTTAGATAATTCATCTGGATTCAAACAATATGTAGTTAATGTAAATGAAACACTACGTTCAACACTATCAAATGTATAAAAATTAAATGGATTACCAAAAAATTTATTAGTGCTCCAAGATGGAGATACGGTTTCGGATAGTCCGGTTATGATTGATCTAAAGTGCATCGTATCACCCGTAGATTTTGATCTTATCCAAAATGGAATTAAATCTCTATCATTTAAGTAATCGTTAGCTTCTTTCGTAGATTTACTACTACGATTTATCATATCACTGCCATTTTTTATTCCATGATATGTTTCTAAGTTATTTTTCTTTGTTGATGAATATGAACTATCTGGATTATAGGGTGAATATACGCCTGTATTATTTTTTACATCCTGAAATGCATATTCCGATGTTCCATATTTACCACTTGTGCTTTTTCTATCAACTCCATAGATTGGCGATACCAATGATAAATCAATTCTAGTTAGTTTTTCATCACCACCTTCATTCTTATACCCATCCAATGTTTTAGTATATGGGAGTTCCGATGTTGGTGTTGTTTTAGTTTGTGTTTGAGATTCAACTGCTTGATCAATTGCAGGTGCTACCGTTTGTTTAGATGTTCCTTTTAATTTATCTTTTGCAGAACCAATTAAATTACCTAATTTTTCTTGACCTTTTTGTTTAATATCATTTGCTTTTTTCAAAGCATCAGATTTAGCTTTATCAACCCCCTCAACCGTTGGTGCTTCATTTTGTGCACGTGCTTCACGAATTTGAGTTGAATAATTTGATTGTGAACTATAATCCCATCCACCATTTGCTGGTTTAGAATTATTAGTTCCCATTTGAGTAGGTTGACCAAATAAGAAACCTCTAAGTTTTTCTTTACCTAATGAGATTCCTTTACCTAATATTTGTTTTCCAATCGTAGCAGGAGTTCCCCCACCACTTTGTTTTAATAATTGACCTAACAACGTTCCTTTAGCATCATTTTTAATTTTTGCTAAAGTAATCATTGTATCTTGTTCTTTACCTTTTTGTAATTCACCTGTCTTATTAACATAAGTTGGAATTGCGTTTGAGGGAATGCCTAATTTGGTATTTACAAAATCTCTAACACCTGATATTGATGTAATTTTACCACCGGTCAATGCACCTAATCCTTTACCAATTATCCCACCGGTAGCAGATGTTCCACCAGTTGAACCTTTCATATCTTCAACTGATTTGGTAGTTCGATTCATAATACGAACCGATTCATTACCATATAAACGTGGGTTGTTTAACTCAACTGCAGTTTTTACTCTTATACCTTTAGTTTCTTCTTCAATTAAGGTTTCAGTATTTGATTTAACACTTTTTTCTTGAGTAGAACCTTTGAATTTTTTTTGCACGGGAAAAAACTCCGATGGAGATGGAGTAATATTATTTGATGACCCTTGAAATAATTCTAATATTGTTGGCATATATATTTTAAGCTTGTGCTATCCCAAATGTATTGGTTGTTCTACGTTCACTTTTATTCATAACGATATTTGTAACCTTGTCTTTATCCAAATAAACATCTTTATTACTTTTAACTGCGTTAATCAAATCATCCATTTTAGTTAACATAGTTGATTGATATTCCGATATACTTTCAGTTTCAACTCCTGATGATTGTGATTCACCTCCTACTGCGTTTACTAACATTCCTAATCCTGCACCAGCAATACCCAATCCCATTAAAGTTGGTAACGCAAGTAAACCTGCAGTTCCTAATAATGCAAGTGAACCTGCCAAGCCAGTAAATGCTACAGCCAACAATCCAATCCCACCTACCATACTAACTAAACCTGATACGATTGGTTGAATTTGACCTAATGCAGAAAATCCAGCACCCATTTCTTGAAGTGCCTTACCTAAAACGTAAACTGATGCTGCTACAACTAACATTGCTGCTGCACCTGCTAAGATTGCAACTGCACCAACCCCACTACTCATTATCAATCCTAATCCCATTACTGCACCACCTAATAATAACATACCTGCGGCTGCCATTCCAATTTCAGATAAACCTACTTTTGTATATTCTTGTAATGCCTTTCCTAAAATATAAACAGCACCTGCAACTAATACCATTGCTGCTGCTCCTTTAAGAACTGCACTCATATTAACTTTACTCATTGAATCCATCATACCACCACCACCTGCAGGATTTGCAGAAGGAGTTGGAGTTGGGGTTCTACTACCACCGATTGAACTAAATACATTCGATAACTTACTTGTCAATTTACCTGCAGTCATATCATAAAGGTTTTTAAGAACGTTTCCCGTTCCCTTTATAACTCCACCTAAATTTATACCCATTGCACTTAAACCAGTGTTAAATTGTCCTGCTGCGATGACCATCGAACCTACACCTTTTAGTGAAGAACCCAATGGACCAGATGCAAATGCAGAAAGAGATTGTGACCAACTATCAAATGTAGATAATTGAACTGAACCATCTGAATTTAATTTATCAAGATTCGATGCCATTTTTTGAAATTCTTCAACGGTTAATCCTGCTGCTTCTGCTGCTGCTTTCTTTTGGAACACATCCATTTTGTTGAATGCATCAATACCACCCATTTGTGATAAAGTTTCCTTAACCGCATCACCCATTTTACCATCGTATGCCAATGCTCTTGCTTTGTTAAGATTGATATTCTTTCCTAACATTGCAGATAATTCTAATTCTTTTGAAATCGATGATTCGAAATCTAATAAACCTTCAGTTACTTTACTCATTGAGGCCATACTAACACCCAATTTTCCAGCAGCAACTGCGGCTTCTAATATATTTTTACCACCATCTTTACCATACAATGCAAATTCTTCAGCAGAATTGGCAACATCGGCCATTACTTGTGCAGGAACTAATCCATTTTGTAATGCCAATTGTTTTGTGCTTTCTGCTAGATTTTGAGCGGTTTCAATTGAACCACCATTTAATCTTGATAATGTTGCAGTTAATGATGCGGCTTCATCACCACTAATACCCATATTCATGGCCATTAGATTGGTGTTTAATTGGTTCTGAAAGGTGACATCTTTTAATCCACCCATTTCCTTAGCCAATCCTTTAGTTACATCGGTAGCGGAATCAAATGTAGTTCCTAATAGTGTAGATGAAATTGATGCATCACCTAAATACCCACCCATTTCTCTTACATTCTTACCTAACGCTTCGGTTGCGTATCCTGCACCAACAATAAATGCACCGATTTTACCACCAGTTGTAGATAATAAGATATCGGCGGTATCTAATATACCACCAATTGTTTTCTTAATACCCTCATAAACTGCTAATTGGTCATTTAAGAATTCTTTTTGAGTTTCACTAAGACTTCCTAATTTTTGTGCTTCAGATGTCTGATTATCTAAATCATCAACTATTGATCGTTGAGTATGATGTATATTGGCTAATTTTCCTTTTTCTGCCTCAATCTGATTTAGAATAACCTGTTTTGCTAAACTATCATCTCTAGTTGTATTTGCTAAATCTCTGTTTAATGATGCAATGTTTTTAATCGCTTCATTTTGATCATCACTTAAACTTACATATCTTTGATTTTTTTTGATTCGTTCTTCATCTAATTTACCCAAATTTGAATAAATACCAGTTAAAGATGATGCACTTTCTACTTGATTTTGAAATCCTCGTAGTTGTTCTGCGTTTAATTTTCCTTTTTCGGCAAGTAGTTTCTTATATTCAGTCTGTAATTCTTTTATATGCTTTGATTCCGAAGCAGTTCGCGTATCGATACTATCGGCATAAGCTAAAAGTTGTTTTTTTATCTCTGCCTGTTTTTTTAATATCTCAAGTATTTCTCGATTGGATTCGTTAGCCATGTTTATCGAATACTAAGTAGCTTTTTAAGTTCTTCAGAATCTTTTTTAATTCGTTGCATTGTTTTCAAAACTTCAGGATCAACATTAGCATCTTCTGCTTTTTTAAGCATTCTATCTACTGCGTTTTGTTTTAACCCATCGAAAAACGCATCACTAAACTTCTTAGCTGCGAGTATTATACCTTCATTAACTTCTTTAGATTTGGACATTGTTTCTCCTATATATTTTAAGTCTTATATAAATATAAGGTAAAAAAAAAGTGAGGATTATTTCCTCACTCTTACACTCATCTCAAATAATATTCTTTTTTTTATATAACGGATGTTTTCGTTTAATCGTATCCATAAATTCATTTGCAATATATCGATTTCCTTTAACGTTTGGATGACAATCATCTAACCCCATTTGTAAATTTTTTTCATTTATGATATCTACCCACCCCTTCTTACCATTATTTGAAGATGGTGTCCATAAATCTGTAAATGGTATAGATGGGGTTGTTTCTACGTTATCATTCAGTTTCACATCTAATACTCCATCGAATCCGAATGCAGTTAAATTCCACAATATTACACATACCCCAATCGAACTGATATAATTTGCAATATTAATGATATTCGAAACATTTACATCATATTCTACGATATCAGGTAAAAAAACATTTTCATAATACCAAGTTATTTGAGATTTTTCAAAATCACCCATAATTCTATTAGTATTAGTTAATAAACATAATAAATTAGGACTATCATTAAAAAATGTTTTAGTATAATTAGCACCAACTGGCATTCTACCTTGTCCCGAAGTGTTTATTATTACAATATCATTTTTTTTAATATTGGGAAGTTGTTCAACTAATGTAGTTAAAATATACTGATTAGTTGCACCTGGTTTAGCATGATTAACAACTTCATCAATTTTCATATCATTGCATATAAGTGATGTCCAATGTAAATTTGAATCTAATGTATTATCATCGTTTAAATAGGTTCTAAACGCAGAAAATGAATCCCCAAACACTATTAACATACTAAATTATTTTATTATACATATTAAATAAAAAAGTGAGGATTATTTCCTCACTCTTACACCGGGAGTATTACCACCCTTTTTATTTACTTTATCAACTTCTTCTTTTTCTTTTTTCTTAGCATCTACTAATTTTTTGAAATAGAATCTTCTAATATGAATCGGCATTGTATAAACCTCTGACCAAGTAAACCCATTTCCGTAATTAACCATTTCCCATAATTGAGAATGTAGTTGAATACTATAATCACTCGGTAGGGTAAAAAAACCCAACCCCAAAGGGTATATCAAGTGCCTCCGATTCACCTGTTAAATCTGATGTGAATTGATATTTTAAATCCAAATCAGGAGATATAGTTCGAACATATTCTCTTAATGCTTTACTTTCTCTTGCTAATAAATTATTTTTAACAAAATTGTTGATGAACCCTCTATCGGTATTACCATCTACATCTTGAATCATATATCTTAAACGAGTAGATACATCTTGTGAAACTGCATTATCACCTTTTACCAATCTATTTAATGCTTGAATTTCAGCAGTGATATCAATTTCATCTTTGTGTGTTAGTAATTTAAATTTGATTTTCTTTTTACTAATTGGTAATTCAAATTCATAACGATTTTCTCTATTTAAAATAGTATCATCGATTTCTTTAGTTTGAATATGTGCTAAATCGATTACTACTTTTTGAGTTTCACCTGTAAATGGATCAACTACTTCTACGTTATAATCAGCACCATATCCTAAAATACGTGTTGCTAAAAGAATAGCGTTCTTATCACCAACTGAAATATCACCTACATTAACTCCTTCGGATACTACAACTGATTCAAATAATTTATCTAATACCACTCCTTTTTTGATAAGGTTCTGTGATGCAAGAATATCTTCTTCTCTTGCTGTCATATATTTTATTTCTACTGAACCCTTAGATAGTGGATTTGTTTCTGGATATATTAATCCTTTAGATGGAAGTGTGATTACTTCCGTTGGAAATTCAAAATTTGCCATAATTAACCTTTATTTTATTTATATATAAATATACTTTTATAAAAAAGTTGAAAAAAAAAGGTTCTCCGTTAAGAGAACCTTAGTTTTTTTGTATATAGTGAGATTAGAATTCTAGAATAGCGTAATCGTATTCTAAAGTAAGGGAGATTTCTGAAACATCGTTTGATGACCAATCCAAATCATTAAATGCTGCTGATTGGATAAATGCACCTTTTAATGTCCATTGTTCAATTTTATCACCTACTGGTCCTAACATATAGATTTGAACATCTTTCTTATAGAAATCTGCATATCCATCTCTACCTGTTAATGATTCGTGTGATAAACGAACCCATTCCATTACTGCTTGAGCACCACTTGGAACGATTGGATCAAAAAGAGTAATCTCTATTGGTTGCCAAGTTCCTTTACCTTTCAACTTTCTGTTAACGTTGATATGATCTAACGTAATCGTTTCAAACTGAATCGATGGTCTGTTAGCTGTTTTGATAAGATATGAAGGGATACCACCGATTTCCATGATAAAACGATTTTTCGTTTTTGGTTCGAAATTGGTATAGAACATGTCGTTAAATTCAAGGACTTCTGCCATAATTATTATTCTCCTGTATAATTGTTACTTATATAAATATAAGATTATTTTGTTTTAAATAAATTTCCATATAAACCCACCTGCAGTTTTGTTAATACGAGTTGGATCACATACTAAACTGATTGCACTTATACTAATGTTGTTTTTAGATGCTGCTTCAGTTATACTGCTATAAATATGAATAATTTCGTTTTTAATATTATATTTACCCACTTTTTTTTGTTTAGATTCGCTCATTTTTATTTTAGAGGTGGGTGTGTGTGATTTACCAAACATTGGATTGCCAACACTTTTTAATTTATTACTTTGTAGTTTCCCTTTTTCATTGTATTTTTGAATACCAATTTGTTCTCCATATTTTTCAATAAACCATTTTTTAGTATATCTATTTTTTGCTTGGGTTTTCATTTTTTTAATACTATCCAATGAATGTGATTTATTATACATTGCATTATTACTACCTTTTGATAATTCATATTGTATTCTATGATTACTTCGGTTGGTTCTTTCTAATTCAGATTGTTTTCTACCATTAGTATGAAATCCACTTGTCGGTATATGATAATTTTGATTGAGTGAATCTTTAATATGTAATTTAATAATATTACTTTCATATTCCATTGCAGAAATTCTATCTGAAAATGTGTCATTTAGTATTTCTTTAATAAGATTATCAGATTTTGGTTTCCATACTTTCATAGATCCCATATACACATCATCTTTTGCTAAACAATTACATGAACGACTCCCAAAATAATATTCGTTTGTAGTTTTATCAATTATTTTATATACATAATGTGTCATACTTTATTGAGTTATTTTATATATAAATACCATAAAATAAAAAAACCACTCATTGAGTGGTTTTTTCTATTAATTATTTTTTTTAAATTCTTATGCTGTAAATGATGCTCCGGTTGGTAAGATGTTGAAATCTAACACAATGAATTCAGCAGTTTTAGTAGGTTGTAAATAAATCTGTCCTGCTAAAATGTTTCTATCAATTACATCAGGTGTGTTGTTGGATTCATCCATTACAACTCTGAATGCATATAAACCTTGTCTTTGTTGAATCGCATCTAAATAAGGATTTACCGTATTTAAGAATTTGTTTCTAGTCGTTGCAGTATTTTGTTCGAATACTAAGTAACGAGATGTAGAAGCGATATATTTCTTAACTTTGATTAATAATCTTCTTACATTGATTCTATCCAATGCAGATGCTTTATCTTGTAAAGTTTTCTGTCCAAATGCCACGATACCTTCACCAGGGAAAGAAGCGATTGGATTTACTTTGTTCTCATATAAGAAATCTCTTTCTGAATGTGTTAATCTATCCAATACTGAAACTGCTCCGATGATTCCACCTCTATTCAAACCTGCTGGTGCAAACCATTCTGCTGCAACTGCATCGTTCGCTGCGTATATTCCTGGCATCAATACTGATGGTGGAACTGCAGTTAATTTGTTGGTGTTTCTATCGATTGTTTTCATCCATGGGTAATATGTTCCAACGTAGTTAGAATCGATTGACTGTGCCTGTTCTACTGCAATATCTTGACCTTCTGCAGGACCAGTTACATCACCGATGAAGAATGCATCTTCACGAGATTCAACCATATCAATAATTTTATCAAATACATATGAATGGTGATATCTAACAATACCCGGTGCAACTACTAAGTTAATATCAAAATCATCTGGATTAGATACAGAGTTAATTGCTTTCAAATATGCAACTGAACCATTTGATGTAGATGTTGCTAAGTTAAACCCTTGAGAGTTACCTGCTGAGATATCATTTCCTTTATCATTAGATATTGTTGGAGTTACACCATCAAATCCACCTTGGAAACCAACGATAAATTGTCTTTTGTTTACATCTGCAGTTGAAGAACCCGTCAATTCGTATGATAATTCAGTATCGAATGCAAATGCAGTATTTGTTCCATTTCCTGCTCCGTTTGGAATTGGTGCTAAGAAATGTGAGTTATCTATTTTAATTAAAGTTGATTCTAAATCAATACCACTATATTTAGTAGATGATGATGAAGTGTTATCATCAGAACCTAATGTAAATACAACTGCTGGTGTGATTGAATCGTTACCTGCGATTGGAGATTGGTATGCTTCGTGTCCAAATGGTCCTGCGATGATTGGGAATGAACCTTCTGCTGCAACTTCTACTCTAACTATCTTAGAACGATTTGCATAATCACCATTTTCAGTTTGTTTACCATTTGCATCGATAGTTACGTTTCTATCACCAATTACTTTTAAAATGTAGTTTGGAGATGCAGGGTCTAAGTTTACGTTATTATATGTTTCTAATACTGATTTTCTTTTATCTGTATCTGAATATGCTCTGATTGATAAAGAGAACGTAGCGTAATCAGTAGCATTTGATTCACCTGCTGCTTTTACGTTAAATACTGAAACTTTATATTCTTTGTTGTAATTCGTACCATCACCCAAAGTATGTAAACGGAATAAGTTACTTCTTTCATTTGAAATCAATTGTGATTGAATCCATGGTGTAGAAGCAAATGTGCAATCTTGGTCTATAAAACTTTGGTCATCTAAATCAACCAAAACAATTTTAGCACCAGCATCAATAGAAGATGTTAATTGAGATGCTGCGTTTTCAAAATATTGTGAAACGTATGCACCTTTAGTTCCTCTTGCAGATTCACCAAATACATCTGATAAATCATTTCCAGCAGATGGTAGGATTGATGATGAAATTGCAATGTTATATTGAGCATCTGAACCACTTAATGTGATACTGAATTCTGATGAAGATGGTTGTGAGTTGATAGAACCAGTGATGATATCACCATTTCCGTCAGTTGTCCACTTATCAGTAGATTTCAATACACCTACTAATGTAGTTCCATCAGAACCACTAACTGCGATACCTTTTGGTTCTATTTGGTTATATCCACCAACGTGACCAACACGAACAATTGTTACTGTCCCTGCTTCACGTAGATAGTTTTGAACGGCATATCCTGTATAGTAATCACCATTAGGTACACCGAAAATTGATTCAAATTGAGATTGTGTATTAACAATCGTTGGAACGAATGCAGGTCCTTTAGCGAAAGGTCCTATGATTGCTGCTCCTATTTCTCCGATTCCTTGTGATAAAAAAGAAAGGTCATTCTCTCTCGTAAATACACCAGGTGATACAATTTTTTCTGCCATTTTATATTACTCCTGTTAAATTTTTTGTTGTGTAATGATACACATATAAGTATTAGCTACTTTTTGTAAAGATTATTTTTTATATTATTGTGAAACATTTGTTTCAGTTGTGACCGGTGTGAATACTCCAGTTTCTGGATCATAATTCCCATCGCCATACTTTTCGTTAAGAGATTTAAAAAGATTTGTTTCAAATTCTACTAATTTAGAATGAGTTTCTAATAAATTAGATTCAATCGAATTGAATTCATCTATTTTTCGTTTTTTCTCTAAGTGTAGTTGTCCTAATTCTAAAAAAACTACGGAAACATCATCTCTTAATTTGTTAATTTGTGATATTTCTTCATCCGTAAACTTAATTTGTTCTGCCATTTGATATATTGTTAGTTTGTATTTCTATATATATAAATATATGGATTTTTCCCAAACGTAAAAATATTATCTAGTAAATGTTAAAGTTGCCCACGTTCCTTTTAATCCTTGATCAATTGCTCTAACTCTAATATACCATGTTCCTGCAGTTAATAATGTATTAACTTCGATTGATGTAGAACTCCATTCAGAATAATCATATGCAAGAGAACTGAAATCAGAATTGTTATCTATTTGAACATCATATGCAGTAATACCAGTTGTTCCAACCGAAGATGGTGCAACCCAGTTTACGAATGGTGATGCATATGCTAATGATGTTGGTGCACCCGGTGATGCTAAATCTGTGAATGTATTACCACCTTTGTTGTGAGTAATGTATCCATTAACCATATAAGTATCTTCAGATTCAACATCAATTGAAACAATTTCAGTTGTTTTTTCAACAATACTAATTGATGTGATGTTAACTTCGCTACCATCACCTTTGATTAATTTATCACCAACTACTAAGTTAAACATTTCTTTAAATGAATAATCACCACTAACTGAATCTTTTACCAACATAGGGTGTTCTGCAGTTGCAGTAACTTCACCATTATTAATGTTATAGTAACGAGATGCAAATGAATATGTTAATCCAACGATTGTTACATCTTTTTCAGTTTTTGATAAATCAGATGATGACCAATCTAAGAATGTTGAATCAGAATCCGTTCCCAATCCACCGATTGAGAATCCTTTTAATACATCACCTTCATTCAAATCACCTGCTTCTACAATTGTTCCATCTGCTAATAAAACAGGAGAATCAATCGTTAAACAAAGTGCAGTTGAGTTTCCATCATATGAATCTACGGAATAAACTGTCTTATCTATATTAGTATTGTAATTAGTTGCGTGATCATTAAATGAATCTGCAAACTTTGCACGAAGTGTATGAGTTTGAACTCCCATTAAGGATGTCTGTGAACCTGCACCTTGAGGATTCATTGTCCCTACCGTAAATGTTGCAGATGCACCACTATTTGTAGTTAATGAAATATAAGAACCTGCTGCTACACTCCAAGTAAAGTTTCCTGGTCTACTACTGATTCTACTAAAATTACCACCAGCTCCATTAAATCCTAATGTATATGCTTCAGATGTTCCTTCTACTGCGTAAGTATAACCAGTGATTGAACCAACTGAATCAATTGCGAATGATGACATTGCGATTGGGCCGGTTGTATTACCTTTTGCTGCAGATAATGATTTTGCTGTTTGACCCGTTGCAGAAGCCAATGCATTTAAACTTAATGTTTGTCCTGATGTTAATGTTGCCATTGATGTGTTTCCTATATATTATAAATATAAAGTAATTGGTCTACCCATTTAACTTTATCGGTGAATTTATTCATCATATATGATTTAATCTCATTGAACCAATGATTTTTTTCATCATATGACGTTTCTAATAACTTATTATAAATATCATTAAATTCCTTTTTAGATGAAGCTCGGTATGGATATTTTAAATCACTACACCATTGTGTGTGAATTATTGGTAATTTACCATTATCTACTGCTTCAAATATACTATACCCAAATGGTTCTGATGTAAAACATGAATGTGAGATTCCCCAATCCATATCATAAAACATATTTTTAAATTCAGGTTTGTAGTGATATATTTTTGCTTTTGAAGTATCTACTTTTACACCATCTTTCCATATTGTATTAAATTCGATGGAATTGGTGAAAATGTATGATTTCAATCTATCTAAATAATGTGGATTCTTTCTACCTTCACATCTTGCAGCAAAACCTATCGTATTGGATTCTGATAATGTTTTGTTATTTTTAAATTCGTAGAAATTTGGAATATTTGTGTTAGGAAATAAAATATCAAACAATCCTACCCAAATTGTGTTTTTAGACCATTCATTTACTTCTTGTTCCCATTCAGAACTTAAATATGGATGCCATGCAAGTGAAGCATCAGTTCCAATTTGTGATTTTAGTATATGGTCTACCGAATTATGTAAAACGTTTGAATGTATTTTATCTTTATTATCTACAATACACTTCATTGGTGTGTAATGACCATGTAGGATATTGATTCTTCTTGCACCTTTACATAGTTCTTCGAATTTTTCAATATTATCACCATGCCAATAAGTTTCAATCGGAAATTTATAATCTTCGTGTCCTTTAGGTTTATTTCTATGAATTAAAAGTATTGGTTTTACATCTAATTTAGGTGCAACCAATTCCATCCATAAATTAACCCAAGTATCAGAACCAGCATTTACCCACGGTCCTCCACCAGTAGTGTAATATACATCATATTCCATAAATTATTTTTTGATTATAATTTTTCCGTTAAATATTCCTGCAAATGTAATTGATATAGAATTTTCATCAATAGATTCTACTATCGATGGTTGTTCTTGTCTTTTAGTGAAAGTATTCCATGCTTGAACTAATGGATATTCTTCGATTAAATTATGAAGAATGGTATAAGTTGAATTACCACTCACAATTTCTTTATGAGTAGTTAAATCTTCATTTGCAATTAAATGACCACCCTTAGCAACTACTACATATCCACTATGTAACCCAGATAACCCAATTGTAGTGGTATTATTATCAGTTAAAACAACTGATTGGGGTATGATTTGTGAATCGTTACTACCATATACGGATATTATCACATTTTTTGAATTAAAATTGTGATTTACCGAAATTGATGATTGATTTTGAAATGATGCAGTTACGGTTGCAACTTGTGATATTTCTGCAGATGGTAAATTAGTTAATTGTGAACCATCTCCTATAAATGAACCCGAATATTCACCGGTAAACGAACCTGAGAATAATTCACCTATGGTATTTAAATATCTTTCATCTAATGATGATGTTAATTGTGCTGAAGATGAAACTAGATTTGTTCCACCAAATGATAATTCCGAACCATTACCTAAAAAGTATGATGCGGATATGAGACCAGTAAGTTGTATAGAACCAGTAGTAACTGAATCAGTTGTTATTATTTGTTGGACCGTTGGTGTTCCATTATCTTTTTCAAAAAATATCCTACCATCATAGGTATTTATTGCCAACTCCCCCAATTCAAGAGTTGCGGTTGTAGGGATTTTACCCTCGACTGCTGTTCTTTTTAGCTTTACTACTTGTGCCATATTTATGACTTACCGTTTTCATTATTTAACTACTCGGTTATGTAATAGCCCCTCCTTATATAAGGAAGGGCTTAACCTTTATTTTTCTATTATTTTATTGCAATTTTGACTTTAATTCGTCAATTTGTTTTTGTTGTTCTTTGATTGCTTCAATTAAAAGACCAGTTAATTTAGCGTAATCAACACCTTTATAACCATTTTCTCTATTGTGAACTAATTGTGGTAGAACTTCTTCAACTTCTTGTGCAATTACCCCTACCGTTGGTAAAGATTGTTGTAATTCATCAGCGTTTGAATTCCATTCCCAAGTTACACCATTTAATTGTTGAACTTTTTCGATTGGATTTTCAATGTTCTTAATATTATCTTTTAATCTTCTATCTGAAGATGAGTATGCGATTACATCACCCGTTGCAGATACACTAGCAAATGTTACTGCTGATGTAGTTAATACTGCTTGGTTGATATAAGTTCCAAACCCAGATGTGGATGCTAATGTTATCTGTGATGATCCCGATACGATTCCTTCACCTAATGTATTTAAGTATCTTGTATCAAATTCAGTTGTAAGTTGAGCTGAACCTGAAATTACACCTTCTGCATTTAATTTAGTTTTTACTCTAGCATCTGTGTAATATAAATTAGTTCCTTCAGTTACATTTGAAGTAGAATTACCATTCACACTTCCTAAGTTAATTTGAGATGAACCAGATACTACACCTACCGGTAATAATGGAGTTACTTGAGATGAACCACTTACAATACCCGATGGAATTGAAGAGATTGATGCATAAGTTACTTGAGATGAACCACTAATTGTACCAGTTGGTAATAATGGAGTTACTTGTGCAGAACCTGAAACAATACCTGCTGGGATTGATGAGATTGAAGCATAAGTTATTTGAGATGAACCCGAAACGATTCCTCTACCTTTAGTTTCATAAGAACCCGTTACAGATTCGATTGAAGTTAATCTTGCATTTTGAGCATCATTCGTATTGTTACTAGAAGTATAGAACGAAGCGAATGTGTTATCATTAGTTGTATCAACTGAATTGATTAATGTTACAATTTCTGCGAAAGTATCTGCATTTGCATCTGCAGAAGCTAAAATAGCATCAACTCTTTCTTTCTCTGTAATAATTCTACTATCTACTGAAGAACTAAAAGCAGTATATCCAGTTGTAGATGAAATTGTTACTTGAGATGAACCCGATACTGAACCTGCTGGTAATAATGGTGTTACTTGTGCAGAACCACTTACAATACCTGCAGGAATTACAGAAATTGAAGCGTAAGTTACTTGAGATGAACCAGAGATTACACCTTCAGCATCTAATTTAGTTTTTACTCTAGCATCAGTATAGTATAAGTTTGAACCTTCAGATATATTTGATGTTGTGTTTCCACTTGCATCTGCCAAATTAACTTGAGATGATCCAGAAACGATTCCAGTTCCACCTAATACTTGAATTGAACCACTAATAACGCCTTCTGCGTTTAATTTAGTTTTTACTCTAGCGTCAGTATAATATAAATTAGTTCCTTCATTTACATTTGAAGTTGTGTTTCCACTTACACTTCCTAAGTTAATTTGAGATGAACCAGAAACAATACCTGCAGGAATAGATGATAACGATGTATAAACTACTTGTGATGAACCTGAAACGATTCCTCTACCTTTAGTTTCATATGAGCCAGTTACAGATTCAATCGATGTTAATCTTGCGTTTTGAGCTGTATCTGCTGCATTACTTGCAGTATAGAATGCTGCAAAAGCATTATCATTAGTTGTATCAACTGAATTTACTAAAGATACGATTTCTGCAAAAGTATCTGCATCTGCAGTAGATGCATCTAAAATAGCATCGATTCTTCCTTTTTCAGTAGAAATTCTACCATCCAATGAAGAACTAAAATCAGAATACCCTGTGGTTGCTGAAATACTTACTTGAGATGAACCACTAACTACACCTTCACCCCCTACATTTAAGTAACGAGCATCTAAATCAGTAGTAAGTTGTGTTGAACCTGAAACAATTCCAGTTCCACCAAAAGTTAATTGAGAACCATTCCCTATGAATGTTCCACCGGTATATGTTGTTCCTTGGAATGAACCACTATACGAACCACTATATATACCATTATCTGGCAACGTAAACGTTGAACCATCGGCAAAGGTTAGTGAACCTGAAATTATTGGACTGTGTAATATCATCTTTTTTTATCCTTTTTATTATATTATAAGTATATAATTTTTTTTAAATTGAACCCCCATCGATTTGTGAAATAATCGTTCCTGCTGCAGTACCAGTTACATCACCACTCATTGTTATTTGTGCAGAACCACTAAATAATCCTAACAAATTAGCTTGGTTTGTAATTGCTGTACTTAAACCTTCAACCGAATTTGCTGCGATAGAACCACTAACAATGTGACCACCACGTGCAACAACTGCATAACCACTTCTTGGCGATTCAAATGTAATAGTAACGGTATTACTATTAGTATGTCTCAAAGTTTGTGGAATTACTTGATAACCATCTTCATCAAATACCTGTGCAATTGCATTTGGTGTATTGAAGTTGTGGTTAATTACCCAAGTAGATGAGTTTGAAAAAGATTTTTGTACGGTTGATGCTTGATCAACGGTAATGTTTGTTAATTGAGAACCATCTCCGGAAAAATATGATGCTGTAATGCTTCCATCAATATTGATATTACCTGCAATTGCAGTTTCAGTATTGGTAGAAACTAATTCATTTACTTCATCAACACTTCCACTTTTACGAATGAAAGCTTTACCATCATAAACGTTTACTGCAATTTCTCCAGTTTCTAATGAACTGATTGTCGGTTTTGAGCCAGAGGTGGTTGACCTCTTTAAACGGATTATTTGTGCCATTTGTTATATCCTATTTATTTAATTGTGATTTTAATTGTTCAACTTCTTTTGATAAATCCTTAATACCTTCAATAAGTAGTGATACTAGCTTATCGTATTTAACTGCTTTGTAACCATTATCTCGGGTATCAACCAATTCTGGAAGGATTTCTTCAATTTCTTGAGCAATTACCCCATAATCTTTACCTTTATAAATATTCTGTTTTTCAGCATTCCAGTCAAAACTATACCCACCAATTTGATTTATTTTTCCTAATGCGTTTTCAATTGGCTGAATATTATCTTTTAATCTTCTATCTGATGATGCATATGCAACGATATCACCACCTGCATTTATATCACCACCCACACCAATACCGCCCGATACAATTAATGCTCCGGTTAGTGTATCCGTTGATGCAGTTGAGTTTGTTATTGTTATTGCAGTTGATGTGGTTGCACCTGCAGTAGTTACATCTTGTAATGTTTTTGTTATTTGAGATGAACCACTTACAATACCACTTCCATCAGTAATAGTTGGTAAAGTTATAGACCCACCTAATGTTACCGATGTTCCTGCAATTGTGATAGTTTTATTAGAACCTAATTGAGAACCATCTATTTGAGATGAACCACTCACTATGCCCGCAGGAATTGATGATAGAGAGGTATATACTACTTGTGATGAACCCGATACAATACCAGCAGGTATAGATGAGATTGAAGCATAAGTTATTTGAGATGAACCACTTACTACACCAGATGGTAAGTAGTTTTCTACCGAACCACTCAATACACCATTTGTAGCATTAATAACACCATTAAATGATGTTGCAGTTATATTTGCTGCTTTGAAATCTGCTAAAGCAAATGAAGCATGTGAAGTATCAATTGAACCGGATGGTTCTAAAGTATATCCTTTAAATACTTTCCAAGTTTGTGAATCAGATGCATCGGAGAAAATACCACTATGAGCATAAGTCCCATCGTTATAATTACCAACTATACCCAAATCAGGATTTGTTACAGTCGAACCATTATTCAAATAAATCATATTATCCGAAACTGCTAAGTTTTCAGAGTTAATGATTGATTGTGTTCCGAATACTTTTAAATCTCCATAAATAGTTAAGTTAGTTCCAATCGAACCAGTACCTGTTGTATGGAAACTACCAAATGTAACATCCGAAGTAGTTGCTAAGTTTTGGTTTATAGTATCTAAATTAGTCTTATTAGAATGTGAATGTGAAACTGCATTCAATAAAGTAATTGAATTATCAACCGAAGAAGTATATGTTCCTAATGTAGTAAATTTAGAATCAATCGAAGCAGTATATAAACTAAGAGTTGAATTTTTACTTTCTTGTGATGATGTAAATCCACTTAATAATCCAATTGAGTTATCAACTGAACCACTATATAATTCAAATGATGCTGTATTTAGTTTGGTTGCAATTGATATTTCTAACGCACCAGTAGCAGATGCTAATTCACTTTGATTTACAAACGTTGCCTCTAATGAAGCTGAAAATGATTCCAATGCATCTACTCTACTATCAACTGATTGTGAGAATGTATTAAATGTTTCATTTGATGATGATAAAATACCACTACCACCCAAAATTTGAGATGAGCCCGATATTACACCTTCGGTATTTAATTTATTCTTAATACCCTCATTAAAATGAATAGAACCAGTATCCAATGTTATAGTTGCAGAACCACTTAATGCACCACCACTAATACCATCTCCTGCAAGAACTGCAGTAATATCACCTGCTCCCGCGACAATCATTGCATAATCAATATATGCTTTTACTGCACCAGCGTTACCAACTACTTGAGGATTACCATCTTGTATTGAATTTGAAACGTGATACCATGCTGCAGAACCTAAAGAACCTGATGTGAATCTTTCTCCAACTAATGCAGAAACTGAACCACTAACTTCGTATAATAAATTTAAAGATGCAGTTACTTGGTTAGAACCACTTACTAATGTATGGGTTGAACTTGCAATTCCCTCATAACGAGTATCCAATGATGAGGTTACTTGATCAGAACCACTTACAACACCTTCTAAATCCAATTTGGTTTTAATAGTAGTATTGATTGAAGAACTGAATGAGTTTAATGATGAAGTTGTTGAATTTAAATTACTTATTGCAATATCAACCGAACCACTCCAACTTGCAAGAGTTGAATTTTTTGTTTCTTGTGAAGATGTAAATGAATTCAAAGATGATGATACCAATCCAATTGTATTGAATTTAGTATCAATTGAACCAGTGTAGATTGCAAGTGTTGAATCTTTACTTTCTTGAGAAGATGAGAATGAGTTTAATGAAAGAATTCTTAAATCAACTGATGAACTAAATCCGTTATAGGTATCAACTGATGATGATAATAATCCACTACCATCTGTAATTTGAGTTGAACCACTAACAACACCTTCTGCATCTAATCTGGTTTTAATACCACTTGTGTAATTGGTAGTTTGTGTTAAATCAATTTGAGATGAACCACTAACAACTGAATCACCATTGATTTCTAAATATCTGTTATCCAATGAAGAAGTTACTTGATCAGAACCACTTACTACTCCATTTGGTAATAACGCAGGGATTTGTTGAGAACCACTTACTACTCCATTTGGTAATAAATCTCTAACTTGCTCAGAACCAGTTACTACATTATCACCATCTGCTAATAAGATTCTTGATTCAGAACTCCATTGTCCTGCCATCCAATAATCATTTGCAGTATTCCATAATAATGAACCAGATGCGGTACTAGGATTTACGGGGTCTGTTACTAATAAACCACCATTTGATACTCCCATACCATTTAAGTGGATAATATTGTCACCGATATTAACTTGAGTAGAATCAATTGAAGTTGATGTTCCTCTAACCGTTAAATCACCCAATACAACTACATTCGAACCAGTTGTTTCAAACGCAGTTTTAAGTGATGAGGTATATGAATGTATCTGTGATAAATCTAAATCAATTGATGCCGTATATAGTTGTAATGTGCTAAATTTAGTATCATTTGATTGAGTATATAACTCTAAATTATGAGTATGATTAAGCAAATACAAACTAGCAGTTTCTAAATTAGATAAGTGAGTTATTGCAGAACCACTTGCAATTTCTAATGAAGATAAACGATTATCTTGATCTGTATTTTTAGTATCATTTGAACCAGTGTATGTTCCTAATGTGCTCCACTTAGTATCATTTGATGATGTGTATGTTCCTAATGTAGAATTTTGAGTTTCTTGAGAAGAACTGAATAATTCTAATGAATCTAAACGTTGATTACTTCCACTACCCAATGATTCTAATTCATCTAATCTAAAATCTACCGATTGTGAAAAGCTTGAACTTAAATATGTAATTCTATCTTCGTGATTTGAAGCAGTTCCAAATAATTCAGTAATATCCAAATCAGTTGAACCACTCCAACTTGCAAGAGTTGAATTTTTTGTTTCTTGCGAAGATGTAAATGAATTTATTTGAGATAAAGAACTATCAACTGATGCAGTATAAGTTGCAAGAGTTGAATTCTTTGTTTCTTGTGAAGATGTAAATAATTCCGTAGAATCTAATCTAAAATCTACCGAAGTTGAAAATTCACCTTCTAAATAATCCAATCGAGAATCTACTGAAGTTGAGAATGTAGTTTCAATTGTATCTAAACGATTTTCATGATTAGATGCAGTTGAATACACTTCAATTAAACGAGAATCTACTGAACTACTAAATCCACTAAAATTTTCGTTTGATGATGATAAAATACCACTTCCCGGTAACAAAATATGATCAATTGATGCAGATACAACGTGTAAATCTTTAAATCGATAGTCCGATGTTCCTAATGTATCTCTATCATCAACATTTGGAATCAACGAACCGGTTAAACCGGCATTAATTATAATTTGATCTGAACCACTTCCATCACCTAATACAATTGTTCCACCTAAATTGATATTTCCACCAATAGTTGCATTACCACTCAATGATAAATTACTAGCAGTAATATCATTTGAAATATTTAATGAACCTGTATTGATATCATCTAATCGTACGAGAGTTTTTAAATTTCCAGTCTCTTCTGCGGATGATGAGTATCCAATTTGTAAGGATTCTTTACTTTGATTATAAAAAAGTTCAGATTCTTCGAAATGAATACTTCCAGTTTGAGAATTATCTCCTCTTCGTAATTGTAATATTGCAGCCATCTAATAGATTTCCATTTATTTTATATAAATATATCGTATGTAATAATTTATTGGGATTAAAGTATATAACTTCACGTATATAAGTATTGGAAAATAAAAAGTTAAAAAAAAATCCCCCACCTTTTGGGTGAGGGATTAAAAATTAAATCAATTTTTTATTAGAATGTTCCACCATCGACTGTGTTAGAAGCAACAAATGAAGAACCATTCCATTGAATCATATCACCAGCGTTTTGAGGAGCAACTGATTGTAATGTCTTACTACCATCTGCATATAAGAATGCATTAGCAGCAGATAAACCACCAATTGTAAAGTCACCTGTAATAGATACGTCAGTTCCATCATCAGTAATAGTTGTATTTACTAATAAACCATTAGCGTCTGATTTAAGGACTGTGTTAGCAGAAATTGATGAATCAATTCTAGCAACTTCTTTTTCTAATCCTAATGCTCCAGCTTTCCAGAAGTCATTTGTAGAATCCCACAATAATGAACCAGAAGCAGTGTTAGGGTTAGTAGCATCTTTTACTAATAAACCACCATTAGCAGCACCACTACCATTTAATTCGATGATGTTATCACCTAATTGGATAGTTGTAGAATCTACCGTAGTAGTTGTTCCTTGTACGAATAAGTTACCAGTGATAGTAACTGAATCAGTTGAAGAATTACCTAAAACAACATCACCATTAACTGTCAATGTGTTTGAGATTATTACATCATCCGGTAATCCGATAGTAATTGTTCCACCATTACCTAAAGTTACGTTTCCACCTGAAATTGTGATTTCACCATCAGTTCCATTAACTGTCAATGAAGTATTACCTTCAACTGCAGTTCCTGCTGTAGAACCATAATCAACGTTGATTGAGTTATCAGTTCCATCTAATGAAAGACCTTCACCAACAACATCAGCGTTTAAGTTAGTAGCTCTTACACCACCAGCTTTGATTGATACGTTACCAGAAGATACTGCGAAATCATCAGCATCGAATGAAGCAACACCTTTGTTAGATGTAGAAGCATCTTCACCTGCGATTGTGATTGTTCCAGCTGAAACGGATACATCGATACCTTCACCACCTAAAACAGATAATGTATCAGTTAATAAATCAACCGTACCAGTACCAGTATCACCAGCGATATCTAATGCAGTTACTAATCCTGTCAATGCAGAACCATCACCACTAAATGTACCTGTAAATGTTCCATCTGCAGTTACACCTGTTAAAGTTGCACCAGCGATAGTTGTATTATCTAATTGAGATGAACCTGAAATGATACCAGTTCCACCCAATACTTGTACTGAACCTGAGATTACACCTTCTGCGTTCAATTTATCTTTAACGTTTGAATCAAAGTTTGTGATTGAATCAGCGTTAACTTGAGATGAACCTGAGATTACACCTTCAACGTTTAACTTAGTTTTAACTCTAGCATCAGTATAGTAAAGGTTTGAACCTTCTGCGATATTATCAGTAGATAATGCATCGATAGTATCATTAACACCATTGATTGCATTTGTTAATTGTGTTTCATTTACGAATCCAGCATCTAATGAAGATGAGAATGCTTCTAAATCAGCTAATCTACCATCTTGAACACCTTGTGCAGATGCAATATCAGATAATTGAGAATCAACTGAAGCAGTGTAAGTTGCTAAAGTAGAATCTTTTGCTAATTGAGATGCAGAGAATGAATTTACAGCAGCAATATGTGCATCAACTGAAGCAGTGTAAGAGGCTAAAGTAGAATCTTTAGATAATTGTGATGCAGAGAATGCGTTGATTGCTGAAATATGTGAATCAACTGAAGCAGTGTAAGATGCTAAAGTTGCGTTCATAGTTTCTTGAGAACCACTAAATGCTTCTAAAGAAGAAACTCTTTGGCCGATACCTGAAGCACCACCAATAGAAGCTTCAATTGTATCAATTCTATCCTCATGATCAGAAGCAGATGCGAATAATTCTGCATCACTTGCTGCTAATGAAGAACTGAATGCTGTGTAGCCAGTTGTAGAAGAAATTGTTACTTGAGATGAACCAGAGATTACACCTTCAGCGTTTAATTTACTCTTAACTCTAGCATCAGTATAGTAAAGATTTCCTTCACCTTCAGATACGTTATCAGTATTGTTACCGGTTACATCAGCTAAGTTGATTTGAGATGAACCAGATACTACTGAATCACCACCTGCAACTAATACTTTAGATTCTGCACCTTGTGCACCAGCTTTCCAGTAGTCATTTGTAGAATCCCACAATAATGAACCTGAAACGGTATTAGGGTTAGTAGCATCTTTTACTAATAAACCACCATTTGCTGCTGAAGAACCATTTAATTCAATGATGTTATCACCAATTTGAACCGTTGTAGAATCAACAATAGTCTGTGTTCCACTTACGGTGAAATTACCATTGATTGTTACGTTTTGACCATCTAATGCGATAGCAGTTTGAACATCTGATTTGAATGTTTCTAATGTATCTACTCTACCTTCGTGGTTAGAAGCAGTAGCAAATAATTCAGTAACATCTAAGTCATTTGAATTTGCTCTACCTTCTAAATCAGTTAATCTATCATCTTGAACACCTTGTGCAGTATCAATAGATGATAATTGAGAATCAACTGAAGCAGTGTAAGAAGCTAATGTAGAATCTTTAGATAATTGTGATGCAGAAAACGCGTTAACCGCAGAAATGTGAGCATCAACTGAAGCAGTGTAAGAAGCTAAAGTAGAATCTTTTGCTAATTGAGATGCAGAGAATGCATTAACTGCAGAAATATGAGCATCAACTGAAGATGTATAAGATGCTAAAGTTGCATCCTTAGATTCTTGAGATGATGAGAATGAATTGATTGCAGAAATATGAGCATCAACTGAAGCAGTGTAAGATGCTAAAGTAGAATTCTTAGTTTCTTGTGATCCTGAGAATGCCTCTAAAGAACCAACTCTTTGACCAATACCAGATGCACCACCGATAGAAGCTTCGATTGTATCGATTCTACTTTCGTGATCAGAAGCAGTTGAGAATAACTCTACTACGTTTGCTTTTAATGAAGATGATACTGATGTTACAGATGCATCAGTAGCAAAAGTTGCATCTAAAGATGAACTAAATGCTTCTAAAGTATCTAATCTACCATTTTGAGTAGTTTGTCCTGCGAATAAATCATTTAAATCACTATCAACTGATGAGTTAATAGTAGCTTGAGCTGTATCTTCACCTTCTAAAGCAGTTAATCTATCATTTTGATTTGTTTGCTCAGTAGCAATACCATCTAATGTAGTATTAATTGATTGAATATCTGATGTGTTAGTTGAGATATTAGTTTCGTTAGTAGAAACTCTACTTTCTAATGAAGTATATCCTTGTGCAGATGTAATATCAACTTGTGATGAACCACTAATTGAACCCGCAGGTAATAATTCTTTTACTTGAGCAGAACCAGAAACGATTCCCGTACCACCTGTGTTTGCCGTTGCTTTAATTTCAACGTTTCCACCTTTATTTAAGATGTATAACTTTTCAGTTTGAGTGTTATAGAATGGGATACCATCAATTGAGGTATCGTATGATGCACCAGTTAAATCTGGGTTTGTTGCACCTTGAAGAACTTTGTTAGCTGGGGTTGCAGTAGAACCGTCAACACCAACGAAAAGAATTGAATCTCCGTTGTCTGCTGTAATTCCCGTTGAACCCGTAACTACTAACAATTCACCAGCTCTTTTGGTTGCACCTGAAATGGATTCTAGCGAACCACGTCTGTGTTTAATTATTTGTGCCATTGTTTGTTTTTTCCTTTGTTTGTTAAGTTAAATTTTTGTTACGATGAAAACCTTTATTGCGTGTGTTAAAACAGGACATTTGCCTAATAATAAATGCTATATAGCATTGTTTTCGTATATAAGTATAAAAATCTTAAATATTTCCGCCGTCAATTGTAATTTTTTGAACACCTTCAATAAAATGAAATGAACCAGTATCTAACATCATAGTAGTAACTCCATTTGAAAATGAACTAACTAAACCATCGGATGCCACAAATGATAGTGGGTTATCGGTAAAGGTATAATCATTCCAAGTAATAGTATCCGTAAATGAACTTATAAAATCTGCATAAGCAATATCTGCTTGATACAATCTGTTAGTATCAACTACTAATACAATTTGTCCTTGTGAAAATGATGATGGAGATGTAGTTGTTAAATCTTCAAATGTTGGATATGTTCTAAATAAACCACCTACTTCATATGGGGATTTAACATAGATAGATGCCGTTGCATTTGTAATATCTAATGCTAGTCCAGAACCCGATAATTGAATTTTAGCTGCAACACCATCTACCGAACCACTTAATAGGTTAATACCGGTGCTTTCAGCAACAACTCCTCTTAAACGACTACCATCCCCAACGAAAACAGCTGCATGCATTTCACCCGTTACATAGGATGAACCGGATACTATGTGATCACCAGTTGTTGTTTGTGAACCGGATACGGAAAAATCACCCGAAATTACCGAAGCCGTAACAACACCTTGAATCTGTTTACTTTGAATAAGTGTAGCCATAATTATCTACTCACTATCTTTCCTTTTATCACAAAATCACTTGCAACAATTTCACTTGGTGCTAAAGTAATCGTGTCATTAAAAATAATTATAATATCTGTTTCGTTCAGTATAACATCGTATAAATTTGAAGGTTTTTTAATTCCCTGCAAATATACATCTGTGTAATCTTTTAAATTATCTACTTTCAAATCTTCAAATACAAATTTCTTATTAAGAAGTGTTAGGGTAAATAATAGACCATTTAGTGATACTGAATCTGGTGTTATTGAATAAATCTGTGAATCACCGATTACATTCAATACCAAATCTTTAAATCTCTGTTTATCATTAAATGAAGTTACGATATTTGGTTTAGTTTTCATTATATTCGTTCCAAATCTCCCTCTAATTTAATATCGTCATTTGTTGATAAATCGTAAGCATTAATAAAATTAGATTTTTTGAATTTTATATGAAAATCACTACCAGATTGTTCAAATAAATAATCTTTTTCTAAAATATACTGCCCGTTTATAAATATATCAAAACGTGCGTGTTCGTTCCGTAATGGACGTAAAAATAAATTTAAATCTTTCATTCGTGCATTTTCAACTTTCCAAATCCAATATAGTGGATGCGTCATATTGTATGCAACCAATTTAAATTCATTTGGTTCATGCACTTGTCTCAATATTTTATTTAATTCTTTAATCATAATTCAATAAATTTACCAGTTACTCCAATTTCATCAGTAATTTCAATAATATAACCTAATGAAGTTGTATTAACTTCAAATGTAATTTCATTTAAACTATAATTAAATGAATAAGTATATTTTGTTGGTTGAACATATACCCCATTTACATAAACTCTAAACCAATCATCCGTATTAAAACTACCTCTTAATTCCGGTGGTAATTTTGGTAATTCTACATTTGTTAATTTGAATGAATTCGAACTAATAAATTCAGCCTGAACTGAACCTCTAATAGTCATAAAATCAATTACATCCGAATACTCATTGTATAATTTCGTAGTAGATTGTGAATTACCAGTTAAATCAGTTTCAACACCCCATACTACCTTTTTAGGTGAGAGTGTTTTTATTGTAGTTGGTTGATTATCAAATTTTTCAGGTAATAAATAAGCATTTACTGCCATAGTAAAATTTGTTCGAACCATACGTTGTGAACCTTCACCAACTTCGGCAGTTGTATCAAATGAATCGATTCTTACTCTAAATTTAAATCCACTTTTATCACCCCAATATTCATCTGTTGCGTATTGAAATGCTTCTACGATTTTATTCATATGTTCGGTAAAATCTGTCCAAATAATACACTCATAACTAACCGTTACATAATCCGGCATTGTTACGTTGTATTGTTCAATTGGTCTTTTAGTTCCCGTCATTTGAGAAAACAAATCATATCTATGTTTTTGTGAGTATTTTGTCACCGTTGGATAAAACACATTACGATTCATTGTAGATGTCATTGAATCATCTCTAGCAATCGAATTACGTTTAAACATAATAAGAGGAATTTGTATCGTTCCTTGTTTATCTCTTAAATACCCATCTTTTTGCACTGATTTCCATCTTTCGGGATTTCCATACATTACAGGAATTTTTATTTTTTCACCCATTGCTTCAACCGTTGGCACGACAGTATCTATCATATGTTCCGCAATGGCCATATCGATATCATACAACTTAACCCCTCTTTGATTTTTGGGTTCGGTTTTTAGTTGTGTTCCTCTGTTTAAAGGTTTTTTAAATGGGTCTGTGCTCATTATCTTACTCTATCCTCTATTTGAACTTGTGAACGTCTTACTATATGACACGTTGCAACAATTTGCATTCTCGTATCTTCAAATTCATCAGTTTCCTTATTATACATTTTAGGAGAACCACCCACTAATTGAGTTTGTCTAATATTATCGATTTCAAAATAAGTTTCATCGAAGTATATTACATCACCAATTTCAGGATATCCATATAATGAATTCTGAATAGCATCAACTGGTACAAATGTTCCGTTAATATCTCTAACCATAGGTAAAGTTTCAGTTCTTAATCTATGTCTCATAAAACGAAATTCAACCGCTTGAGTTACATCTGGACCAAATCCTTCATATGAAACATTTTTAGGTTCTCTATCTACAATTGCTCGTAAATTAGCAGGTGCATGCCAGACTTTACCCAATGATTCGCCATATAGATTGGTTTTTGTTTCACCAACCGATACTTTGAATAGGGTGACAGTTTGTTCTACCACATAATCAACCACCTCTTCGGCGATTGTTTTGATAAAATTCAAATCTCTTGCGTTAAAAAACTTTGGCATACGTTAATTCCTATTATCCGATGTAAATAGCCAATGGCACTTTACCAATTATTTTTTGTTGTTGATCAACTATGTTTGCTTCGTTTTCAATTCTAGTCTTTCTACTAACTTCTTCTAAATTTTCTCTCAATTGAGTCATCAATACATCCTTTTCGGTTATTGCTTCGGCTCTTAATGCTGCACCATCCAATGAAACTTCTGAACCAGGGATTGGTATTTGTGAATACTTCTCTCTAATTGCACCCAACATTTCTTTTGCTAATGCTAATGTATATTTTCTAATCCATTGTTTACCCACATCATTAATATTTGAATATTGTGTAAAATCATATCCAATGTTTGAATAATCAGATACTACATCTGGTGTGATGATTGCTGATGCTGATGTAAATTCACTATCAACGATATATTCAAACCATAATTTATCATTATGAGTTGGTTTTGGGAATATTTGTATTTTATTATTTACAATATTGAATGTAAACGCAGATTTACGGAATTGGTCATTAAATTCAATTGCTTGAATTCTTAACATATCTTCATAAATCGGCATTAAGATAAATTGTGCTGCAGGAGAGAATGAACCAAACCCAAATTCATCAATTAAATTAAGTGTTCCTTGTCCACTTACAGAATAAGGGTCAAAGAAACGTTGAATTGCAGGAGTTGCTTCATAAAATACTCTCGTTACTGATATTGATTGACTTGATTCGTTAACATCAGACCATAATGTTTGTAAATCGTATTCTTGTTGGCCATCAACTAAATCAATTGAACCCTTTTTAATATCAGTTTTACCACCAACATTCGCTTGTGTTCCGTATGCTTGTGATATTTGTATTGTATTATTTAATTCCGAACCATTTACTGATTTACCTGTATAATTTGTTCCAATAGGTTGTCCTTGTAATGAACCTAAGTTATTTCTAATATTGAATTGATTAACTTGTGCAGAATATTCACTAACTGCCTCTTCAAATACAGCGAAGAAGTTTTCACCTTGTAATTCTATATCGATAATTGGATATCCAAGTCTTTTTGCACACCAAGATGCAACCTTCGGAGCATCCGATTGAAATAATGAATCATTATCATAGATACCAAACGGAGTTGATGCACCCGTTATAAATGTTGCTGAACCCGTCCAAATTAACGCTTGAGACATATATACTTTCCTCTTTTATACAATTATACACCTATAAATATAACGTATAAAAAAAGGGAGTGAAAAATCACTCCCTTAACTCAATAAGTATTAAATTTAATTATCCTAAGTTAACTAATTTGTATTTTGTAGAATATAATAGTTTAGCAATGTTATCTAATTCGTTTTGAATCCAACTATCTTTTAATTTTTCTGCTTGCCTTTCGGTTTCTAAGAATTTTATGAGTTTATCGAAGTATGCAATTATATTTTCCTTTGATGAATCATTATCGTTACCATTTACTTGTTTATAATTTATGATACCATATTTACCCTGATATGCTTCTATTAAATCATCCATTAATGGTATGATTTGTTCGTAGTAATTTTGTAACGCTAAATGTATAGCAAGTGAACCCGGTCCACTAACCAAAGTATGAAATTGGTGTGTTTGAGTTCTACTATGAAAAAAGATTGATGCTAATTGTTCCATTATTTACTTTGTATTTAATAATAAATATGGAAAAGTTTCAAAAAAAGTTATTTTAATTTATAACTAAATAACCAACCACAATCATCATCGTAATCATCATCTTCAACTACTTTGATACCATTACCAACAATTTCTTGTAATTTAATTACATCAACTCTACGCCAATATCCAAATCGAAGATAAACATCATTCGAACCTCCCCATACTTGTTTGATTTCAAAATCACCAAACTCAGCTTCAATTTCTTTTAATTTATTGATTCCAATACCAATCATATTTTTATCTTTTAATGTTTAACTCTTATTACAAAGCTAACATACGAAATATATTTCACATTTCCAAATATTTTGTATAAAAAAAGGAAATTAAATTTCCTTTTTAAGTATTATTTTACCATCCTTTATAAGAATTGCACTCATATTTTCAACCCAATCACCACTATTAAGATATCGTTTGCCATTTATCATAATATCTTCTGGATGATGTATGTGGCCACATATTACCCCATCACATCCCTTTTTAGTAGCCATCGAAAGTGCAGATGTTTCAAAATCGTTAATATAATTAGTTGCAGCCTTTACTTTACCTTTGATTTTTTGAGATATAGATATATAAGGTAATTTTCTCCATCTACGATAGGTATTATACACCCTATTTAACCAAAGTGCAAAATCATAACCTATTGAACCTATTTTTGATAACCATTTGTATTTTGTTATAAATACATCAATTACATCTCCGTGAAAAATGTAATATTTTTTATCATTTTTTAATTTTAAAACATAATCTTCTCTAATTTCAACATTACCGAATTGAGTTCCAATAAATTCTCCTATGAATTCATCGTGATTTCCTCTAATCCAAATAATTTGAGTTTTATTAGATATTTTTAATAATTTATTGATAACTTTAGTATATTTCTTTTTCCATTTTGCACCACGTTCTAATGCCCAACCATCAACTATATCTCCATTAAGAATTAATAAATCAGTTGGATGTTTTTCGATGAAATTTAAAAATTCTTCTGTTTTTGAATCTTTTGTTCCCAAATGTAAATCAGATACTATAATTGCTTCGTATTTCATGTCCAATAGTTGTGATGCTGTTTGAAAAATTCTGAATTGTTTCGGTTCAAATAACTCATTATCATTATTTTGAACATCCATATTACTCCTTTGTTTTTAAATCTTCTAGCAGAAGTCCATACACCATTGGTTTTGTGTATTTTTAACTTAGATACTTTAGATGATATTGAATAATCCTCCGCAAATAACTCTTCTGGATTATATCCACCACAATTCCAATATTCTTCGGTTTTCCATAATTGAAATCCACCTACTGCAAAAGGACTATTTAATATAATACTCATAAATTGGAAAAAATCAAACATAGTATATACCCAATTCCAATTTTTTTCTGTTTTGAATGGAACTGATACTAAATCTGTATTATATTCAATACATTCATATAGTAAAGTTCTATCATATAACATTACATCTGCATCTAAAAATAGTAAATAAGGAGTTTTTACCAATTTACTTCCTTCTAATCTTGCTTTAGCAGGAAATCCACCCTTTATTATTTTTATTTTTAATTTATCACCAAAATCATCTTGTAATTTATCTAACCATTGTAGTGATTCAGATTCATCAGAACAATCTGCTATTACAATTTGGGTAGATGTTATATTATACTGATGTGTAAGTGTTTGAACACAATCATAAATAATAATACCTTCATTTTTACAAGGTATTACAATTGTAAGTTTATCCTTCATCTATATAAATAACTCATTATATTTAAAAAAGAAATATTTTATATATTATGAAATTGTTAAGACATAAAAAAGGAGAACATTTCTGCTCTCCTTAGTGAATACCTTGTGATTTTTATTTATTAAAATTTAGTTCCGCAATGTGGACAGAACTTATGTGTATCTTTTTTTCTTTTTGCACCACATTCACCACAATATAGAACACCCAAATCTTCTTTGTGATATTGTTTTTGTGAGTTTGGTAAAATTTGATAAACAACTGCTTCACAACTATGCATATTGAAATTTTTATATGATTGAGTGAACTGCTGAGAAGATAATTCACCTTTTTCAGTTGTGCCAGTTTCTACCTTTTTTGCATTTCGAATATTCGGTCCTTCAAATGTATTAGATGTAGGTGATACTACCGAATTGATACCTGATGTTAAAGTTCCAGTATTACTACTATAATATGCAGTATTGGTAATTCCACTAATTCCTAATGTATTTGTAGTAAAAGTGTTAGGGAGTGTAGTATAAGTGATATTTCCATTCAAATTCAACGTATTTTGATTACCACTCCAATAAGTTGGTGATGGAATTTGTTCTGTGTAGAAATCGATTTGAACAAAACCATTATTCTCCGTAGCACCCACGTTAATTGCCTCTTTACCCACTTCATAGGTTCTGAATACAAACTTATTGTTTGAATCCAAGAAACGTTCTAAAAACACTCTCTCGCCGGGTCTTAATACAATACCACCACCGGGTAATTGTTGTTTATCGATTGTGATTTTAGCAAGAATGTGGACTGATTTAGGATTGAATAATTCAATCTCATAATTATCACCATCGCTTAGATAAATGATACTATCCAATAAAAGTTGGGTTGATTTGTGTTGTTTTACTCTTTGTTTGCGTTGAGTAATAAACGCCTGAGGTTTGGACGAGTTTGTCCATACTGATTGTTTCATAATTTTCCTTATTTTTGTTTGTATTTAAAAATTCATTTGTTGGTGTTTCTCCAACTCAAATGTCACATAGGACACTGAATGTTTAACCACAAGGTTTCCATTATAGATACAAGAAATTTTAAATTACAATAAAGATGTATTGATGTATTGTTTGGAAAACTTAGTTTCCATTACATCTGGTAGTATTTCGGATTCCCATTTTAGTGCAACTTCATACATTTTATCATCATAAAATTCTGATATATGTTCTTTTACAAAATTATGATTACACATAATAGTTGGATGACCATCAAGTCTTCCATTTGATAATTTATAAGTTGATGGATTGCATTTTAATGCAAATCTATTTAAATTTTGAATAGTATATACCGAATTTTTATAATCATTCAATAAATCTTTAGTTGAATCATGTGTATTTAGAGTATTGCCAGTATCGGTATTTAATAAACCAAACGCTTCTACAATTTTATATTGACATCCAATAGTATCTAATAAAGTTTTTATACTTTTAACGCAAAACCACGTATTATAAATTGAATGAGTATCATTCCACACTTCTTTTACAAATTTTTTACCAAATATATGCTCTGAATTGTATATATTTCCATTTAGATTAAATTTATTAATACGTTCATCATAAATATCAAATCTATTTGCACTACTTAACATAATGATTACCTTATCATCTTTAGTAATGTTATATTTTAAGTGAGTTTCGTATAGTTTAAATGCAATATAATAATTTCCAGCACCCTTACTTCCTAAATTATAATGAAGTTTATATTTACTCCCAATTATATCGGCCCATGTAGGCCAGTTGTAATTAGTAAAACTGCATCCAAACGTAAATAATCTAATTGGTTTCATAAATTTAAATATATCTTGCATAAAAAAAGGGAGAATTTCTTCTCCCTCTTTCTATTATTGAATCGTTATAAGATTCGTAAAGATTAGATATTAGCTAAATCTTTAACATAAATCTTACCATAGAATTCTGGTCTTACCATCTTCTTAGCGTAACGAGTCATAACACCACGTCTTGGCGTGAAGTTAGTTGGATCGTACACTAATGGTGTCATAATCAATGGAACGTATGGTGCGTAAACTGCTCCAGTCTCCAAGAAGTTTGAACCTTTGAAACCTAATAAGATTTCGTTAGATGTCATATAAGGGTTTTTGTAAACCGTATAACGATTTGCCATAGAACCAACTGCTGTTACACCAGCTGCGAATGACATTGCATCTTTATCTGCGTTTACTACGAATCCAGGAATAGATTCCAATACCGTACATACGTCTGGAGAAGCTACGATGAAGTTAGCACCACCACGTAATGTTAATTGGTGAATCTTGTTAGATACTTTGTTGATTTTAGCACCTAAAGTCTGGAACCATGTGTTTTTAGTGTATGCTGCAGAGTTTGTTCCTGCTAACCATGCACCTGTTGCTGAATTATACTCTTCACCTAAAGTTACTGACCAATATTCAGTTGTTAAAGCGTTAGCTTTTAACATATCTAAGATTTCTAAGTCAATCTCTAATGAGATATATTCAGATAACATAGATGTTAATTCTGCTTCAGCATCAATTGAGTGGTAAGCATTTAAATCTTGAGCCAATTCTGGAGTCCACACTGCTTTCAACTTACGAGTCTTAGCAACGATAGCCTCTGATTTCAATTCTAAATCAACTTCTGGGATACCTAAATCAGTAGCCGGTTCTGTTGGGTTACCATCTTCGAAATCACCTCTATCATAAGCTGCAGGTTGCTCAGAATACTTAACTGTCAAAGTAGTTGAGTTTGAACCTGAAGAAATGTTAGCAACTTTAGCGAAGAATGTGTAGTTTGCACCATCAAATTGAGAATACGCTGGGTAGAATGAATCTGCTGCTGCGAATACTGAAGATGAGATGTAGAATGAACGAACTGCATCTACGTCAGAAACTGCAGATACGTTTGCTTTTGATACTGAAATCTTAGCGATTTGTGAAGCTGCGATTGATGCAGATAATGCTGAATCGAATCCAACATCTGACCAAGATGCAGTTGCAAATGATTGGTTACCTGCTGCTACTGCTACTGATTGATCGTTGATTGAATATCCGAAACGACCTTCACCATAAAGACCATTTACTGCTGCTTTAGTTCTACCGAAGTCAGAATTAGCTGCAGAAGTTCCGTTACCACCGAATAAAGATTTTCCAGCGTATGATGGGTTACCCGGTTGTGCTGTTCCATATTTAAAATCTAAAAAGAATATTAGACCTGATGGTAAGTTCATTGGTTGAACCGAAACGAATTCTTTCGCTGCGATTTCACCAAAAATACGTCTTACTAATGGAAGTGCTACACCAGACCACTCTTCTGAACCTGCAGAAGTACCTGTTGCTGTTGCTTCATCCAATAATTGTTTTGCTTGGTTCTCTAAAAGAACTGCAATTTGAGATTGCTCTCTGCTTTTTAAACCTTCAAGAAGTCCAGTTTTTTCCCACTTAGATTGTAATTGACGTGTTTCAGCCAACATTACTTGTTGTGGGTTCTTTCCTTCCATTAGTTTTGATAAATCGAAATTTGCCATTTTATTTTCTCCTAATGTTTGTTTTGTTATTTAATATTTGCTAATTGCTTGAATCTGTCTGCTAATTGATTGCTTTCTGCGATGATTTCTCTTTTTGGTGCAGTTGAAGCAACTTGCTTAGAAGCAAATGATTCAGTTAATTTTGTTTGTGCTTTTACTTTTTTAGCAGTTCCACCAATTTTCATTGATTCTGCCAAAGTAGAGAACACTAATTTTACTTCTCTAACGTTTTGAGTTCTGTCTAAAGTTTCAACAACTTTGTGTTTTTGCTCATTAGTCAAATCGTATGAACGGAATAATTTGTTTGTGTACAATAATTTTGCATTTAACAAATTAACTTCGTTGATTGTTGATTTTAGAGATTTGATTACGTTGTAAGCTTCTTCCAATTCAGCATCTTTTGCTGCCATAGCTGCATCTGCTTCTTCTTCACCTTCTTCAACTGCTTCTTCATCATCTCCGTATCCCATTTCACGTAAGATTTCATCTAAATCGATTTCTTCATCTTCACCTTCAGCTTCTTCAACTGCTGGTTCTTCTGATGCTTCTTCAGATTCTTCTTCTTCGTAAACTGATTCTTCTTGAGATGGTTCTTCTTCAGTTGGTTCTTCACCACCTAATTCATCTTCCAATTCTCTGATGATTGATTCTAAATCCAATTCGTCTTCGTCTTCTTCTTCGATACGAGATTGAGTTTCTCCTGGAACTTCGTCTTCTTCTGCTTCAGCAACTACTTCGATGTTTTCATCTTCTTCGCCTGTTTCTGCAGTTTCTACGTCTGTATCCGGGTTTGATTGTGCAATGTCTGATGAGTCATTAGCGTCATCTGCAGGTTGTTTGTTGTCACCATCACCAATTGCTGATGAATCAGCATCTGATGTGTCTTCAACACCATACTCTTCGTTTACATCTGCTTCTTCTTCTTCACCTTCCATCTCTGATTGAAGTTTTTTAGATAAGATAGATTGTAATCTTGGAGTAAAAGCTTCTTCTAATGCGATTTTTGCATTAGCGATTGCAGTTTCTCTAACGGCCTTAGCATCAGCAATTGCTTCTTTTAACAATTTTGAATTTGCCATTTTTTACCTTCCTTGTGTTTGTTCTGTGAAATTATTAGGAGAATTCCAATATAGATTAAAGTTAGGTCGGTTGTTCGGTCACACCTTATATAGAAGGGTATTCATTAACCAACTTAATATAAAAACTCACATTGAGTGTGAGTTAATTGATAATAAATATATACAACTTATAAAAAAACTATATTTTTCTATAAATTTTACATTTTTATTCCTTTTTCTTACGTTTTTTTGTATAAAAACGTAATTTTTGGTCACCATCGGCTATTTTCTCAAGAATAACTCTCTTTTGTTCTTCTCTTACTGCCTTCTGTTTAACCAATCTTCGTTTAGTAGTTGGTTTAACGTATTCTTTACGTTCTCTTAATTCTAAGAGATGACCACTTTCCATAACTTTCTTTTTAAAGATTTTCAAAGCCTTTGTAATGTCACCATTACGAACTTCGACTGTGCATCTTGATATTCCGCTCATTAATTTAATTTAAATTGTTTGTAACTTTGTATAAATATATATAAATTATTTTTTATCACAAATATCACATCCTTTAGATGTTTTTACTGATTCGTTTGTGATACCTAATCTTGTTTTCATTTGTTCTTCGGATATTTCACCTAATTTGTAGTAACGAGAAAGAATGTGTCCCATATCTTCATATAATCCACCCATACGTTGGTCTAACGAGTTTGCTTCTGAAGCACACTTATCAAATTCTTTACCAAGTTTCTCCAACTCATTCATATTACGTTTGATGGTTACTTTATCAAACCAATCATCACCTTCATTTAATGCAAGTGCTCTGGCTGCTTCAGTTATACCACCCAATGTTTCGGCGATAGTTGCTAAATCCGATTTTCTATCCATCTGTTCTTGATACTTGTTGTATGTAGATACGATTTCTAAAAAATGTTTCTTTAATTCAGATGACATTTGACTTTGTTGTCTTTCTTCACCTTCTTTTAATATTTGTGATAATTTAATCATCTATTCTCCTATTTACTAAATGCTTTAATGATTCCTTGACTATATTTGTTTCCTGGTTTACCAACAATTGCAGTTGCCATATCCATTCTATTACTTAAAGTCTTAGGTCCTTTTATTTTAAGATATGCTAATAACTTTCTATCATCAATATTATTATCATCAATAAATTTCTTAACAGCTTGAGTTCTTAATCCAGTTAAATTGGCAATTTCTTCTGCTTCCGATTCATTCAGTATTCTCATAAGTGAAGTTCTATTAACTTTACCTTCTTTGATTACTGATTGTATCTTATCTGCCATTTTGTGGAATCCGTTCATTCTTAAATCAAATGCAATTGCATCGATTGCAGTATCACCACTCCACTCAGCAGATTGTGATGCCGAAGTTCCCAATTCATCTGCATCTTTATCAGGTGTATTATATACAGAATCGTATTTAGCTCTTATAGCATCCATCTTTTCTTTATATTTTGGGTCTTTCATTGATGGGTAATCAGGTTTCTCTGCCATTTCTGGTTTACCTTCTAAATCAGCAACTAATTGTCTTGCTTCAGGATGGAAGTTTGAATCAGTAAGTGCAGAAACTGCTGCTTGAGCCATTTTCTTCAAATATTCATCTTTACCCAATTTTTCAGGAGTAATTCCTAATTTTTGAGCTTGTTGTCTAACTGCTTTATTTACTGCAGGAACACCTTTTCTTTGTTTAGGTTCTGATTTAGGTTCTTCCTTAGATGTTTCTTTATCTTGTGCAAATGGATTCCATAAACCTCTACTATCTACTTCTTTTTGTGTAGATGGTGCAACTTTAGCATCTTTTTGATGTGGATACTTCATTGGGTTGTATGGTTCTAATTCAGATGAATTTACATTACCATCTGCATCAGTTTTAGTTTCACCTCTTTCATCTGCAATTCTTACAATACCAACTGTCTTTGTTCTTGTATTGTAAACAACTTTATCAACTGCTAAATCAGCAGGAGTTGCTTTAGGTGTGTCTGATTTTGGTTCTGATTTTGATGGTTTATCAAAGATATTTACTTTTGGGGTTTTATTTCCTTTTGTTGCATTACCTTTATCAGTTGGGGCATCTTTTTTCTCATCATGAGTTCCTGCTTTAATTGCAGCATCTCTACTATCTTTTGATTTGAAAACCGATGTTTTACCTGTTGCTTTATTAGTAGCAGTAAAAGTTTCTTCGTTAAGTAATTGTTGTAATTTAATCATCTTTATTATTCCTATATTTTAAAATCCGATTGAGACCGTTTGTTTATCAAATTCTATCCATCTAATTTTCAATGAAATTAAGTCTTTTAAATCTTGTGTATCCATTCTCCAATTTGATTCAGACATTTTAATATCAACGATATTACCATGAATACCATCCCAAATTGTAATAACTTTACCACCAAAAAACTTTACAAATGCTTGAACTTGTTTTTGTTTAGTAGAATCTAATTCATTTATTTTAATTTCTGATGCTTCGTTTAATGTAGATTCAGTTAATACTGTCTTATGAGTATATAAATCTAACTTACCATCTTCTTTAATCTTAACATCGTAATTTGTTTTACGAATATCGTTATGACCACCTTTATATGGAGTATCACCAACTTCTTTAGTGATTTTACCTAATTCGATTTTGTTATGTTCTAAATAATCTTGTATTGAGAATGCCATAGTTGTATTCCTTATGCTAATTCAGTAATAATTTCTCTCATAAGGTCTTGTGCCTTACAGAAATCACCACATACTACTGCTTGTTCTTGTATTTGTTTATTTACGGATTCTTGTAATGGTGTCATAAATGCACCATGTGTAGATGGGTTAGAAACAAAATCCCAACCAATTAATTCAAAATCTTCACCTACTTTTACTTTACCTTCACCCATTGGTGATACTGAACCCATACCTCGAGAAGAAATTCCTAAAAGGATTCCCGCTCTTAATAATTCTTTTAAGATATTACCCGATGGAGTTGGTAGTATTTCAACTGTCCCACACAAATCATTACCTTCCCAATGGATTTCCTTAATGTTATGAGAAACGTTCTTTAAATTGATTACAGATGAATCTGGATGGTCTAATTCTCCCAACGCTCTACGTTCTTTAATAAGTTGCTCGTATTTTTGAGCTTCTCTTCTTAGAATTTCCATAGGATATACTCTACCATTTTGATTTTCGGCACCAGCACGTTGTAGGATACCCTTTACAAGAGTTCTCCCACCTTCATCCTCATTTACCTTACCTTCAAATAGGTTAGTTTCTATTAATAATGATTTCATATCTATCCTTTATATTATTTTAATTTTAAACTACGTTGTGCGTTAGTTAAACCATCAATGATTGATTGTAACCCACCCTTAACGCCTGCAGTGTCTTTATCTTTAACTCTTTTATCTAAAATCTTTGTGTTCATTTTTAGAAAGTTAATGATTGCGTTTTCAACTGCATTCCATTTAATCTCTTCTTCTTCTTTTATTACCGATTCGTCTGCTTTTTTACCAGCTCTTAAATCTGCTAAATCATCGCCAGAGATATCACCATCACCATCCACATCTAATTCTTTTTGACCACCAACTAATGCTTCAGATTTTTCTCCTCTACCATTCCACGATGCATCGATTTTATCAAAGAATGCTTTCTTTTCCTCATCACTCATAGATGGAATTGATTTTCCAGCTTTATCTAACGCTTTTTGAAAGAATGCTTGATATTCGTTTTCTTCGGTTAAAACCTCTTTAACGATTTTCTTAAATTGTTCTTTTGTGATTTTCATTATTTTTCTATCTCCTGCAATGTTCTTGCTATATTGATTATTCGTTCTTTTATCTTATAAATATGAGAATTTGTTCTTTTCCAATATTGATTTGAATCTAATTCATTCATTGTTTTGATTTGATTATACCAACGTAAAAAAGTTTCAACTTCAGATAATTGGTATTTTAACTCCTTTAACCCTATTGCAAGTTTTTTATTAGCATGCATAGAATTATCATTTTTCAATTCTAACCAACGATTTTCATTTACTGATTCTAATTTAAGATACTTACCTTTTTTGTAATCACCCTCAATAGTATCGATGATTTTTTGAATTTCGATTTTTTTAGATGGGTTTGATTTATTTCTACTATCTTTAAGTTTATTTATCACTTTGATTGTCAAAAGTTTTTCATCTTTTGGGTTATCATAAGTTTTAACCTGTTTAATAATATCATTTAAGTTATATTCATTAACAGATTCGTTTTTATTTATTTCTTTTCCTGCTTTTACCGCATCTTTATATGCTTTTGAATTTTTAGGTGCAGGTTTTTCACCTCTAGCTCTTTTAGCTCGTATATTTGCCCACAAACCTTCAGATTCTTCATTTACTGATTCGTTAAATCTACGTCTTTCTTCCATAGATTTCCATTTTACACCATCAATTAAATCATCAATAGATTTAAACATCGGTGAACTGATTATCTTACCTTCTAAATAGTATTCACCCGATAAGTTTTTCTTTATCTTACCAGTTCCAATAACTTGCCAAAAGTTTCTACTTAATCCTTTTGGAACAATAAAATCAATTATATTACCAACACCTTTAATTATTTTTAATTTTTGGTCTTTAGTAATTTTTTCTAATGATGTATTTGCAGGAATACCTTCTAAACCTTTGAATTGTTTTTCGGTTATCATGATTTCATTTACTGATTCTAATATTTTTGAAGATTTTTCAATTGCTATTAAGGTATCTGGATTTGTTGTTACTCTAAAACCAAAGTTTGGAGTTTCTTTAATACCAGAAAATCTATCCTTTAAAGATGGATGACTTGCAAATACCCCGCCTGGAAGATTTGTGATAATACTTCCTTTTGGTAAAACTACACTATGATAGTTTCCAATTTGTGCACCTTTTATATCTTTTGTTAATTGATATTTTTTATTATCTAAATGAGTTATAGTTCTACCAGAGTTACCTGATACGAATGAAGTGTGTGCTTCATTTACTGATTCAACCTTACCAACTAATTGCATACCCAATTGAGTTGCAATTTTCTTTTTACGTCTTTTTGTTGCATCACTACCATCGGAAAACGCATTAGGAGTTTCATAACCAGCAATATCACCGGTTGTAGTTGCCTCATCTAATTCCTTTTCAACTTCGGAAATGATTTCATCAATATATTTTTTAAGAGATTCGCTTCTTAACATTCTGTATTTCCTTTATAAGTTCAAATCCCATCATTAATGCAGAAACCTGTTCATCGGTAATTTTTTTACCAAATTTTTGATTTTTTAAGACATTAATAGTTTCCTTTAATTTAATTTTTGTAATCGTATCGTCCATTGATGTATAAATGGAATGTAATTCGGTTACAACTTTTTTCAATTCGTTGGAATAATACTCACCAAATTTAGAAGTGTTGGTTACGTTGTTGATATATTCTCTCAATAATAATTTTTGAGAATCATTTAAGTTAGAATATTTTTTATTGAAAGTTTCAACAAGAATCTTATAAGTAAGTAATCTTAAATCTTTTTCTTGTTTCTTATAATCTTCAACTAATCTATCTTCTTTTTGTTTCAAAGATGGAGTTGAAGTTGATATATGTTCTACTAATGTAAGTTTAGAATCAAATACATCTTTTACATCTAATACATTTGTTGCTTTTGCTTCAAATAATTTGTGAATTGATGCAAGAACTTTGTAATTAGTTACTGGCGATGCTAAGAATGAATCTATTTCAAAATTTTCTTTAATCGATTTAACTAAACTATATTTTTGTTTAGCCAATTTCTGTTCATCTAACTTTGTTCTGGCATCTAAAATAGCATCGATAAATTTCTCTGCTTTATTTTCAGAATTATACTTCTCATTTATTAATAAATTAAATAAACGAAGTTCTTTAGACAATTCTGTTCCGTTACCAAAAAATTCGGATACGATATTTTTTGCCTTCTCGGGAGAATTATTTAAAATTTCCAAAGTTATCTGACGGGTTAATAGTTCGAAAAGAAAACCCGTATTCTTAAATTTTGAATGTTTTATTTTTTTCATTTTACTCAAATCCTTATTTTGATATACTCAAAAACTCTATTATAAATATAAAATTTTTTATGATTGATTAATTTTGCGTGTCATCGATGATATTAGTCTCATCTAACATACCTTTTTGTTCTGCTAAATATTTACGTTTTGAAGCAATTCCATTGATATATTGTAATGCTCTTTCTTCAGATGTTCTGTGTTTAAGTGCATTTTTATTTTCCTTATCACCTAATGGGTCTCTTCCAAATGGTGATTTATCTTTACCATAGGTATTACCTTCTCTTGGCCTTCCACCTTTATTTGCTAATTCAGTTTTGATTTGTTCTAAACTTTCCTCAACATCATTAGGTTCGCTTTCCACTGCAGGGTCATTACCTTGATTTTCAATAGAACTATAACGGAATCTATCTTTAATATCTTCAATAATCTTACCTCTTTCACGAGTTTGATCACCTTGTGCCATTTTGAAGATATTTTCATAAATCCAATCTTTACTTAACATATTCAATCCTTGCATATCTTGTGCTAATCTAACTTTTTCTGACCAAAGATTTACTTTCTCTTGTTCGTATATAGTTGATGGATTAACTAATTGCAATTCAAAGTTAGTCATTTCTGAATCAGTAATACCTTGTGCGTATAAATGCACGATTGCTATTTTACTTAATTCTGAAACTACTGTCCTTTGGATTCTTTCAATTGTTCTTGCAAAACGAACATCTTCCGCTGCAAGTGTTGCTTTACCATTTACATTCTCATCATATCCCAAATATGCTTTAGGAATTTTAAGAGCAGCAAATAATTTAGCTTTTAAGTATTCAATATCATCAATTGCTGCATAATCTAATCCTGCAAGGTTTTCAATTGATGTTCCACTATCACCTCCCCTAACCGGTAAGAAGAAATCTTCCGTTAAGTTCTGCATGTTGTATTTTAAGTTGTAATCACCACTATTTTTATCAACGAAAGGAACTTTCTTCATTTTGTTGATAATTCTTTGCATATAGTTATCTACTTCAGTTGGTGGAATGTTACCTATATCAATTTTGAACACTCTTTTTTCAGGTGCTCTCATGATTCTATGGATTAACATTGCATCTTCCATTAAACTCAATTGTTTCCACAATCTTCTACCATTTTCAATCATTGACTTACCATATGGTAACCAGTTTGTATCTGCTAATAAACGAAAGTGTGCAATTTCAAAGTTTTCGTATTCTACTTTACCATTCGGGTCTTCAGTTACTTTAAATTTAACTACATTTGGATTATTTGGGTCTTGTCCTTCTAATCTTTCTGTGTTATATACTGAATGGGGTGTTACATTTACGATACCTTTACCTTCGGCAATCTCTAAACCTAAGAAAAAATCACCATACTTACACATATTACGAACCCATGGCCATAAGTTAAATTCAACGTTAAGAATATCGTAAAATAAGTTATCTAATACTTCTTGTACTTTTTGATTATCGGAACGAACGGTTAATATATCACCAAATTCATTTTTTAATGTAGATTCATCCGCGTAAATATCTAATGCAGATGCTAAGATTGGATCACAATCCATTGCATCATAATCTCTAAATACTTCTCTACGAACTTGTTGGTATGCCATTGATTGTGCACCACCTGCTTGTTCAAAAAAGGATTTTTGAATTTTTGTGTATCTATCTCTTAATGATGATAAATTCGTTTGCTGTCTTTCATCTGCATCAAAAACTTTTCTTTTACCATCTTTATCAACAGTCACAACTGCCTTAGATTGGAAAAGTTTAGTTAATCTACCGAAAAATGAAGTATCCGCCATTTGTTTTCTGTTTTAATTTATAACCTTTATTATTTATTTTTTACCACTTTCTACATGACCAGTATCTTGCCTTATGTCTTGGTCCTGGTGATTCACAATTATGTCTTGCTCTGAATGATTTTCTTCTTTCAGGGTTATTCTTTTTAATTTTAACACCTTTTTGTCCGAAATTTACTTTAACAACATTTCCTTGTGGATTTTTTACATATACTTTGAATTTTTTAACATCACCTGCCATTGGTTTGCCTAATTGAACATCTCTACCTTGATATTCTGCTTCATTTACACAATTGCAGTTTGCTTCTTTTAATTCGTTTTTATATGATTGTAGATAAGTTAAAAAGTCTTCCTCATCATCATCTTCTACATCTAATTCATCATAATCATCTTCATATGATTCATTTGATATTGGAACACAATTAGGAACTTGTTTTCCATCTTTTTCTTTCATGCCAACTTGTTGATATCCTTTCCAACATGGAGATTCTTCATTAAGTAGTGATTGTAATTTTATCATAATATTCCTCGTCTTTATACTATAAATATATAAAACTAATTTATTACCTATTTTACAACCATTGTGATAAATCTTCATCTCTATCACCAACTCTCATTTTCCAAGGGTTCTCATCTAATGATGAATTACCACCAAACCCATCTAATGTGAATGAATGTTGTTGAATTCCACCGATTGCCATTTTAGTTAAATCAACTCCCTCTTGTCTTAAACGAAGTGCAGTATCTCTAACCCATAATCCAATACCTAAAGACATCACCAAGTCATCATTATACCCTCTCATTGCCTCTGCACGATTACCAACCCATATAAATGTAAATAGTTCTTCTATTAACCTCGATGAACGAATTGTAACTGATTTTTCTCTAACATAATCCTCTAATTTAGAAATAATCAAAGGACGAGTTTTAGATGTAGTAGAGAATCCTGCAACCATACCTCTTTCTTCTGCTCTGAATTTATTATGTAGTTGATGTTGAACATCTACATACTTTAAATCCTTACTCATATAGAATAAATTACGATATCCTCTATCAATTACTTGTTGAATTACTGCCCAACCAATATTCGCGTTCTCTATTACTAAAAGTGCTTCATTATATTCGGTTGCCAATGCAACTAAGAAATTACCGAAATCTTTGGTATCCATTTTTCCTTTATATTCTGCTACTTGTGTTGCAGTTTCAATATCAAAGACATGACATGCAGAGTAGTCACCACCATCACCACGGGCAACGTCGGCAACAACCATATATCCTTTATTATAATTTGGATATTCCCATTTCCATAGGTTAGAATCCCATCCAGTCTTCTCAATTGGTTCTTGTACATATGTTTCTTTGTAAAACATAAGTAATTCAGGATCGATGACAGTATCACCGGAACTTACGAAGTCACAATCACATTCTTGTGCTGCACCCTTTGGTCCTAATAATCTTGCTTGTTCATCTCTCCAACTTTGATCTCGTTCTGGATGAACTGACCAGTGTAATCGAATTGTATTGAAATCGTTTGTTCCTTCTTCTGCACCTACCCATGTTCTGTGAAAGAAATTACCCACACCATTTGGAGTAGAAAGAATAATTGCACTACCACCCGTTGATAACGTAGATTGTGCAGATATCCAAATTTCCTCAATATTATCGATAAACGCAGCCTCGTCAAATACTAATAGAGATAAGGCTTCAGAACGACCTGCATCTCCAGAAGATGAAGTTGCCTTTGCTTGAGAACCATTTGCATATCTAAGTGAAAGTTTATTATCTTCTACCGTATCTTGTTTTAACCAACTTGGTAGATACTGATTCATTACTCTAATTTTGGTAATTAAGTTTTTCGCAACTTCTTGTTTTGTTGCAATTACCAATACGTTGTAATCTTGATTAAATAACATCTTCCAAAGGGAAAATCCCGCAACCAAAGTAGAAATACCTGTTTGTCGGGATTTTAATACAATGTTATATCTATGGTCTTTAAATTCTACTAAGGTTCTGTCCTGAAACGGAAATAAGTGAAATGGAATTTTTCCGCGGACCGGGTGTTGAATCATACAATACTTTTTCATAAAGTATATAGGATCCGAAGCACACTTAGAATACTCTAATTTAATTATGTCTTTTAAAGAAGCCATTTAATTTATTTTAATAAAAATAAAGTAGTAGTTATGATTCCAACGAATGAACCAACTTTATAGAAAAATGCATTTCTTCTAACTTGTTTAATTTCTTTAATTAATTCTTCCGATTTACTTCTTTCTAATTTAAATTGCTCATCTTTTTGTTTAATGATATAATCTAAATTAGTTACTTTAGAATTTAAAACTGATAATATATTTTCCTTCAATGCTAATTTTTGATTAGTCAATTCAAGTACCTTTTCAGTTTCTTCTAATTGTTGGATTGCACCATCACCTCTAAGTATATCCTTAATTACTAGTTTTGCTACCGGAACTTTTAACGGAACTATCGAGTCCGTTTTCGTAACGGTTTGAGAAAAACTGGTAAAGGTCATGGATAGCATAATTGTCAACGTTATTAACTTTCTCATTTGTTTTTTCCTTTATTGTTGTTATTTTATTTTGCACACTTGTAACATTCTTATCAACTATTAATACTTCTTGATGAAGTTTGTCGATATGTCTATCTAATTCTTTGTTAACTAATACAACCGAGTCAACTTCGGTTTGAATACTATCAATCTTCGAATTGTAACCATCAATATCCGTTCTCAACTGCTTAGTGAAAAAGATATTATATCCGGCTAATCCAATAATGATTAATAGTAAAATGGTTGATTTAATGTCTCTCATAAATTAATCCTTTTTACAAATAATGTTCATAATTGTTTTTTCGTATAACCTCAAACGCTTCGTTTCGTTTGTCTTCTATTTCTTTTAATTCGATTTCACCACTTTCGATAAATTCTTTAATTTCTTTTTTGATTTCATCTACCGATTGTGGTAATTCCCATTTTTCAACTGAACCATCTTCGTTGATGTATTCATAAAATGGTTTAACTTCATCCAACGATTGTTTGATTTGTTCTAATTTGATTTTACCTTCAATAATCATACGAGTATAAACTTTGTAATCTTGATATTCTTGCCAAATACCTTTAAGTTTAATATCGGTTTCGATTTTTGCTAAACAATCAATACAATAACCAGTTTTTTGTATCAGTTTTAAATCAGTTTTACTTTTTTTAACTCTTTTACATTCAATATTTTTACATTCTTTTTGGTCATTTAACCATTTTCTAATATCGTTAAATGCTTCGGAGTTTTTACCTGTCTTTAAGGTGTATCCTTCTTTTTTCTCATATCGATTATAGCCATCTTCCCAAACATCACCAACTTTACGTTCAATTGTTTCTGGTGTATATCCTATTTGGGTATTTTTATCATAATCACCCCCACTCATAACCATATCAACCAACTTTCTACGAGTTGGGTGCATAAATTTTTTTTGAAACTCCTTTGCCATAATTTTATATATTAGGTTCTTTATTCTAATATATATACATATATTAAAACTAAAAAATCAATATTTTTTTAAAAAAATTAGTAAAATATTCCCAATAATTGATTCAACGATGCGAAACTTCCCGTTAATTTAAAAGTTTTACCATTGTAAACAAATACAATACCTTCAATTGGAACTATCTTATCAACTCCACCTACTGCAGATAATCTTCTTAATTCTAATTTTAATTTTTCAATCTTTTTAGGGTCACCTGATTTCTTAACATCACTAATAGTTTGGTCTAATCGTTTCTTCATATCCCTAACTGCCTTATCCGGATTAACCGTCAATACTGATGATGTAAATGAAAGAACTTCTGCACCAACTCCTAAGAAAATATCTTCAAATTTCATTAAATTTTCTTTAGTAATCTTTCCTTGATCTTCTTTATCAATTTTAGTAGCCCAATCTAATACTTTAGGGTCTGTTATATTTTTGGAATCTATTCTAAATCCTTTTTCACCAAATGCCCATCTTTTAACTAATCCCATTTTAGTATTATTATCTAATTTTAATGGTGATTTTTTATCTACAAAGTTTTCCCACCATGCTTGATGATATTCGGCAACTCCTGCAGTATCTCCTAATCCAAATTCTTTTTGTAATTTTGAAATTTTGGCATTA